AGAACTATATGATGAGTATAACATTCCAACACAAAGAACATATTCATCACTAGATAATCAGTTGTTTACTGGTTATTTAAACTATGATGATTTAAAAAATAGAGCGTACAAAAACTATAAGTATGATACGTCAAATGCTTTAGTAAAATCGTATATTACTTTTCAATATATTGAAAATGGTACAAACCTGCCAGAATCAAATTTTGTTAACAGTGAAAAACCATCAAATGATTCTTTTGTTGTTCCAGGAGAAAACTGGATTAACACAAAGTATGAAGTAGTTAATAATATGATTATTTACCCACCATCAAATGCAAGAGCACTTGACCTTGCAATAGTAACTCATTTAGATTTTAATGTAAAGGGAATATTAAAGAATAGAGTTAAACTTAGAAACCTTGAGTATGCTTCTCAAGCATTTAACTCAACATCTCCAAACCCTATTGGCACAAGATTTGGCAATGAAATATATCCATACAAAAAGTCTGGTTTCTACTATGACTACAAAGACAGAAACCCTTTTACAATTTATAAGGGCAGTTCTCCATATCTATATCTAACAAGATATACTGGCATAGAGTTAAAGGGTGTTTATGATCCACTAATTAACCGTGGTCTTTCAATTCCAATAAATAAAACTATGGCAGAAAATTACAAAGTAATAGCACTACAGACAGCCATAAGGTATGACCAAGATGCATTCCCATATGGTTCAACAGAAATATTTGAGATAAAGTCAAGAAACAGCCACATAAAGTTTTATATGGTAGCCATTCATCCAAGCGGAGAGAGAGCAAAAATTTATGCAATCAATGCAAAGACTGGAAGGCTAGAAGACGGTATATCTTTTTATTGGAATGGCAAACTTGTAAAAGAGCCAGTCATTACAGTAAAAGAATGGGGATTCTTAGGTATATCTTTCCCAAACATCTTAGACTTTAAAAATAGGGTTGGATCAATAAATCTTAATGGACCCATTACGTTCAACACCATATCTTACTACCAGTCTACAAACCTTCAAGAGGTTCAGCAGGTAGAGATTCGACCATGGTTTGCTGTTAAGTATGCAAGCCCACTTACTCTTGAATGGGACTACTGGCAGTCTTCAGCCTTTATTTGGGATGGGGTCTTAGTCTTGGCTTCAAGCAGTTATTACGGAGTAAACCCAGAAACAATATATAAGAGTTATACAGGAACAAATAAGATTATTATTGACACAGACAAGGTGTTTACGGTAAACGGATATGAGTACAACGTATATAAAGGTATAACTTCGCAACAAACCACTGTCGATGCTGTCTAATATGGTATACTTGAGTATATGAACATGCAAGATCCACGTAAAAAAAAGAAGCAACTGCCTAAAATGAAGGGGCAAGTGGGTGAGTCTCGTGCAAAAATTATTGAAAAGCATTATGACTGGGGCCTATATGTTTATAAGAAGGCTAACGGTAAGTGGTTTACAGACGGAAATGGTTCAGTGTTAAACATTGAGTCCATGAAAGGTGACATTATGCAGATCTCTAAACTAAAGGAAGCAGCAAAATATTACGGGGACGAAGGAGATGGCGAGTGCATCTTCGTACCAGGACTAACAAGAATTTCAGAAGAAGAATACTCTGAGCAAAAGCAAAGATTATCAGAAGGACTTATCCCTTCTATGAACGATCTTGGTGCAGTACAAGCAGCCAAGGATACTATTGCAAAATATGGAAGTGATGACTAATGAGTGAAGACAAAGAGTTTTTTATTAGAGCAAAGACAGACACACCACTTCCAGAAGATGATACTTTTATAAAGCAAGATCCATTTAACCAGTCTTGGGATATAATAAAAGATCTTCAAGGATTAGATTCTAACTTTAAAAGAAGAACTTCTCGTCTTATAAAAGGAGAAGCAACACAAGGATATATTGATAGTTCACGAGCAGAAAGCACAGGCCGTGATGGAGCAAAGTCTAAAGAAATTAATTCAGGAACTGTATTTAGAAATGCATACGGACTATTTGATGTGATTACACCACCATGGAATTTATACGAACTTGCAAGTTTTTATGATACCTCTTTTGCTAACCATGCAGCAATTGATGCTAAAGTAGAAAACATTGTTGGACTTGGATATGAGTTTAAGATATCAAAAAGAACAATGCTTAAATTAGAAGCGTCAGAACCAAAAACAGCAGAGAATGCACGTAAGAGAATTGAAAGAGCAAAGATTGAATTGACTGACTGGCTTGAGTCATTAAATACAGAAGATTCATTTACCACTACAATGGAAAAAGTCTTCACTGATTTGCAGGCAACAGGAAACGGATACCTTGAAATAGGAAGAACTGTTCGTGGAGACATTGGGTACGTAGGACACATTCCTTCTACAACAATGCGTGTTCGTCGTCTTCGTGATGGATTTGTTCAGGTTATTGCAAACAAAGTAGTTTACTTCCGCAACTTTGGAGCAACAAATCCAAACCCACTTGGAACAGATGCACGACCAAATGAGATTATTCACTTTAAGGAATATTCACCATTAAATACTTTTTACGGTGTACCAGACATAATGTCTGCAATTGGTTCACTACATGGAGACCAACTTGCATCACAGTACAACATTGACTATTTTCAAAACAAGGCAACTCCAAGATATGTAGTAACATTGAAAGGCGCAAAGTTGTCTGCAGAGGCAGAAGACAAGATGTTTAGATTCTTGCAGACTGGACTTAAAGGTCAAAACCACAGAACTCTTTATATTCCTTTGCCAGGAGACTCTGACACAAACAAGGTAGAGTTTAAGATGGACCCAGTTGAAAATGGAGTTCAGGAAGCATCATTCAAGGAGTACAGAAAACAAAACCGTGATGACATTCTTGTTGCTCACCAGGTTCCTCTTTCTAAGATCGGTGGGTCAGACTCTGCAGCCATCGCAGCAGCACTTTCCCAGGATAGAACATTTAAAGAGCAGGTTGCACGACCAGCACAAAGAAACCTTGAAAAGATGATCAACAAAATCATCAAGGAAAAAACAGACATTCTTGAGTTTAAGTTTAATGAACTTACACTTACAGATGAAATTGCTCAGTCACAGATTATTGAAAGACTTGTTAAGACACAGGTAATGCTTCCTAACGAAGGAAGAGAACTTCTTGGTTTGCCTCAGATCGAAGGCGGTAATGAACCGTTTGATCCAAAGGCTCAAGACACAGCAAATGCTAACGCAAACAGACAAAGAGATACCGAAAGAACGAACAATCAGTCTGATGGACCAGCCACAGTAAGTGGAAGAAATCCAAAGGGCGAAGGTCGTAAATCTGAAGACGTGTCCGATATGTCCAAATAGTGATACTTCAATAAAAAAGGGTATATAATAGAATAACCATGATTATATCAAAAGCACATTGGAATTCCGATGGTGATAATCTTCGCCTATCTATGCCTTTAACTAAGGTAGATAAAGAACGTAGAATCGTTTCTGGTTTTGCATCCCTTGACAATATTGACAAGCAGGATGACATTGTAACAGCCGAAGCATCAATGAATGCATTTGCAAAGTTTCGTGGTAACATCAGAGAAATGCATCAGCCAGTAGCCGTAGGAAAGATGGTAGATTTTAAAGAAGATAGGTATTTTGATCCAGAAACCAAGAAGTTCTATAAGGGTGTATTTGTTTCAGCATATGTTTCAAAGGGCGCACAAGATACTTGGGAAAAGGTTCTAGATGGAACGCTAACTGGTTTTTCTATTGGTGGACGAATGAATAAGTGGGACGATGCTTATGATGAGAAAGCAGATAAGACAATTAGAGTTATTAAGGAATATGATTTAGTGGAGTTGAGTCTTGTGGATTCCCCTGCTAATCAATTTGCAAATATTGTTTCAGTAGAAAAAGTTGACGGTGTAGATGTTATCAAGGGTGACTCAACTGTCTTAGAAAATGTTTTTTATGACAAGGAAAATGGAATAGTTATAGCATCTGAAAATGAATCAGAACTTAGCCCGATTACTGGTGAGCAGATGGAAAACATAGGATTCGTTGAAAAAACGGATAGCGAAAAAACAAACATGATAAAATTCTTAGTTGATAGTGCTAAAGGCATTAATACTTCTAAGATTAACAAGGAGGTACAACCTATGACAGCAAACACAGAAACAGTTGCAGAAGTTATTGAAACAGAAGCATCAGTAGAAGTAGAAAAGTCAGAGGTCGCTCCAGAGGTTGATGCCGTAGTTGAGGCACCTACAGAAGAAGTTGCTAAGGCTGACGAAGCCCTAGTATCTGAAGAAGTTGCAAAGTCTGAAGAGACTCCTGCAGTTGATGTAGTTGAAGAAGTTACAGAAGTATCTAAATCAGATGAGGCAGTTGTTGACTCAGTTGCTGAAATCAAGAACACTCTAGAATCAGCCTTTAGCGATCTAGTTTCAACAGTTAAGTCTTTGCAGGCAGAAGTAGAAATGCTTAAGTCTACAAAGGTGGATGTTGAGACAGCAAAACAATCATTTGAAGCAGTTGCAAAAGATATTGCAGCAGCAACAAATACATTCAATGAATTTGGTAAGCGTGTGGAACTTGTAGAGCAAGACACTGCTTTCCGAAAGTCTGGCGATCTCGGCGAGATAGTACAGAATCAACCTGAAACGGTTGAAAAATCCCTATGGGGCGGTAGTTTCCTCAAAACAGCCGACTTATTTAATTAATAAGTAAAAAATCACAGGAGGTGACAATATGTCGGAACAAAATATAGAAAAGAACCAACCTGGAACTTCAGGTAATCTTGGTGGAACAGCACCAGGACTGTATCAGGGACAAGGTGCATTCGCATCTGGATCTGAAGCAGGTTCAAACGTACCAGGTAATTACACCGATGGTGGTGTCTTGGGTAATATCCCAACAGCACTATCAGGAGTAACATCTGGACCAAATGCAGTTAACCCTTCAGGTGAGGCTGGATCAGGTATCCTACGCCCAGAGCAAGCACGTCGTTTTATTGACTACGTGTGGGATGCTACCATTCTCGCCCAAGATGGCCGTCGCGTTACAATGAGAGCCAATACAATGGAACTCGAAAAGGTAAACGTCGGAGAGCGTGTTATTCGTGCAGCAGCGCAAGCAGTTGGCGATTACACAAACGCAGGTGCAACATTCTCAAAGGTTGAATTGACTACAAAGAAGATTCGTCTTGACTGGGAAGTATCTGCAGAAGCACTAGAAGATAACATCGAAGGTGCAGCACTAGAAGATCACATTGTCCGCTTGATGACAAACGCTTTCGGTAACGATATCGAAGACCTTGCAATCAACGGAACAGGTACAGGATCAGACGCATTCCTTTCAATCATGGAAGGTTTCGTTCCTCGTGTCAAGACAGATGGAGACGCACATGAGTCAGTTGTAACAGTCACTAATGATGCCTGGACAACAGAAGTAATGCAGAACATCATTCTTGCAATGCCACGTAAGTATCGTGCTATCAAGTCTAACTTGAAGTTCTATGCTGGTACAGATGCATTCCAGGGAATCATTAAGAACAATGGTACTTTGGCAGACGCAATTGCAGAAGCATTTGCTGGTACTCCAGCAGGTACACCTGCAAACCGTCAGGCATACCTTGATGGTACAGCACAGACATTCGGCGGAGCACGTACAACACGTGTTCTCGGAATTGACGTACAGGAAGTTCCTTACTACCCTGCAGGATATGTCGACTTGACATTCCCACAGAACCGTGTATGGGGATTCCAGCGTGACATCACTGTAAACCGTGAATACAAGCCAAAGAAGGATACTGTAGAATACACAGTCTTCGTTCGCTTCGGTATTCAGTGGGAAGAGCAGGATGCAATCGCATTCGCTGACGCTGCATCAGATGCATAATCTGTAAACAGTAAAAATTAAGGGGAGTAGGAGTTAACGCTCCTGCTCCCTTTATTACTTATAATGATATAATACTAACAAGGAGGAATTATGGAAAACAATAATGAAAATCCAATTGTAGAAGAAGCAGTAGTTGAGGCACCAGTATTTGAAGCACCAGTTTTTGAAGCACCAGTTGCAGAAGAGCCTGTTGTAGAGGCACCTGTTGTTGAGCATGTTGTAGAAACTCCAGTTGTAGAAGAAGTTCAAGCAGTTGTAGAAGCACCTGCTTACCAGGCACCTGAAGAAGTTCAGGCACTTGGATCAGTAGCAGAGGGAGTCATTGGAGCAACAACAGCACCAAAGGCACCTGAAAGAAAAAAGAAGGAAAAGGCTGCAGAAGTTAAAGAAAAGGTAGCACTTTATTCAACAAAGAATGTAACATGGTCAGAGGTAGGCAAGGTTTACCGTGGCTATAACATTGTTGAAAAGGAGGCTGCTGAAAAGTGGCTTACTCGTTCTCACATCCGCACAGCCACCCCAGAAGAAGTTGCCAAGGAATTTGGTAAGTAAAATATGGAAATATTGAGAGTTCCGCCATATGATGACATCATAGTAAACTTTGTTGTTCCTTCAGGATACAGCGATGCAGATATCTATGCAAGAGTAACAGATATGGCGGATCTTTCAGTACAAGTTTTAGAATTTTTAGAATGGTCAACAGGAGACAACATCAACATCTCACTTCCTGGAAGATACGACAATAATTACAGAGTAGAGATTTTTACAATTGGCGAGGGTGAAGAATTAATTCACGAAGAGTACTACGAACTAGTCAGACCATATGTAGATCCAAACACATTAGGAACAACAGCATCAGAGATTGCTGAATACAAAATTTTAGAATTAGTAGCAAGATCAATGATAGACACCTTTTGCCCAGAAGGATTTTATAACAAAAAGATAACAGTAGTTGGAACTGGTAACGGCTCAGACTACTTTTCTTTATGGGAAAAAGTTTATAGAGTATTTAAGGTTTATGAAAACAATGTCTTAGTTTACGATAGATCAAACCCAGAATTGGGCGACTATCAATATACAATAACACCAGATAAGACTGCTATACAAAGAGTTAGTGCAGATGTTCTTGAGTTAAATAGATACGAATCAACAGCGCAAAACCTACCAGTTGCAAGCGGAGATCTTGGCTACTACGGATATGAAGGAATATCTTTTCCATCAGGATATGACTACACATTTGTTGTAGACCACGGGTATCTAAACGTTCCTGAAGATGTTGAGTATGCAGCCAAGTTGCTGATAGAAGATCTTAAGTGTGGCAAGTTAGATTATTACAAGAGATATGTAACATCATATAATACAGATCAGTTTAAAATTCAGTTTGATAAGGCAATGCTTGGCGGTACTGGTAACTTCTTAGTAGATAAGATTCTTGACAAATATGTTAAGACCATTGTCAAGCCAGGGATAATTTAATGATATGCGAAGAGCCAGATTTTATATTCCCATTGCAAGCAGATATATATTATCCAATTGTTGAGCAGGGAACTTATGGCAATGTTAAGAAAACTTGGATTATAGATAAGACTATAGCAGCAAACTTTAATGCTGTAGGAACTGCAGGCAATGAAGAAGTAAGGCCAAATGTAAATATCACACAAAGATCAAGTCTAATTGGAAGAGTAAAGACAGACTTAAGAATTTCAAGTTTAGATGCCCCACACTCAATAACAAATATTATATTAACAAACATTCGTGACAAGAACTGTAATTATATATACACAGAGACATCAGGCCCACGTGCAGGAAAGTCAACCATCTTTGAAGTGGCAACTCAAGAACCGTATGTTGGTCCTTTTGGCGGTATTGAGTATTACAATTTAGTAATCCGTAGATCTGAAAATCAGGCGGTAGATGTCTAATGCTGAGTTTAACTATAGATAGCAGACAGTTTCAAAAAGAAATAAACAACATAATGCAATACTCTACTGGATTTTTAGATGGAGTACAAAAAGGAAAGTCTGCATTCTACATGGATCTGGCACCAAAAATAGCAGAACTAGCATCACAGTTTGTTGATGTAAACTCAAGAATGTCTCCAGAACTACTTCACCATATTTATGAATGGCATAAGGTTGGAAGCCCAGAGGCAAGATTATTTGATATTGATTACAAAATAACCAAGATAGGAATAACTTTTACTTCATCTTTAAAACAATCACAGTCAATTAAAAATGGATCAAATGTACCTTTTTATAATAAAGCAAAGATTATGGAAGAAGGGATTGCAGTTACGATTAGACCTAAAAAAGCAAACGCTTTAAGGTTTGAGGTTGACGGACAAGAAATTTTTACTTCATCAGAAGTAACTGTAGATAACCCTGGTGGACAAACAAAAGGTCAGTTTGAGAATGTTCTTAATAACTTCTTTGGTGTATATTTTAGACAATCATTTTTAAACTCAAGCGGTTTGCTACAATACTTTAAGACTCCAAATACCTATAAGAAAAACCTTGGCTCAGCAAAAAGAGGCGGTAGATCTTTAGGTCTAAAAACTGGATACCAGTGGGTTGCTAATGCAGGGAGGATGGGATAATGGCAGAATCAACATCAGTATTTAATACACCAGTACTATGGATAAATGAATATCTAAAAGAAAAAATAGGACTCGATACAGGAATTGGAGTTCCATTTTTCCCATCACGACCAGCATCAATCGATGAGTTGACAGAGAGTTGGATTATAATTACTCCAGAAAGTACGATTGAGCCACAAAGACTTGCCTATGCTGGAGTTATGGCTACATGGGATAGGCTTGTTCGTATGCGTAGATCGCCATTTCCACACATAAAACAAGAGCAACTTTTATATTATTTTTATGCAACAGAAAGTGATGTTACTGAAAAAATGGTTCAGGTTCAGGAGAAGGTTCTTCGCCTAATGGATCGTGAAGACGAGACTGCAGAAGAAATTAACAAGTGGGCAAAGGCCAAAGGCCAGATAGATGGAATGGACTGTAAATTCTTTTTCCATAAGTTTAAGGTATATCAATTAGAAGAAGTCAGAGATATAATAGATTTCGGAACAGCCAGGACATATGGCGGAAACAAAATAATTATAGACTTTGAGTATCACCAGGTATCAAATAAGTATGAAGAGTCAGAAGGCTCAACTGCAGATAGACCAAGATATAATAAGGATACTATTACTGACGCAGGAATCCTTCCTTAAAAGGGTGTTATAATTAACTTGAGGAAACAAGCCCTTTTAATCCAAAAGAAAAAAAAGAGGTGAAAAATATGGCATATACACGTGGTAGCAGCAACAATATTATTGTTGGAGCAGCAGCCCTCTTCACACATGAAGACGGCGTACTCACAGACGCAGGACTTCCAGCATATGTAGCAGGAACATCATACAGAGAGACTCTCTCAAATGATACAGACTTCCGCAATGTTGGTTACACAATGAATGGTTTGGAAATTCAATTCCAGCCAGATTTCGGTGAAGTAGCAGTAGACCAGGTACTTGACGTTGCTAAGTTGTTCAAGCAAGGCATGCAGGTAAACCTAAATACTACATTCGCAGAATCAACACTAGAGAACCTATTGTTTGCACTAGCAGGCAAGGATGGAGATCTATCAACAGTATCAGGAAACCCAACACTTAATCTTTCAGCAGGAGACATCGGCGAATGCCCAGTCGAACGTGGTTTGGTTGCAGTTGGTCCAGGAACTGGAGATTGTGCAATTGGAGACGAACTCGAAAGAGTTTACGTAGCATACCGTGCACTCTCAATCGAGAGCGTAACAGTATCTGCAAAGAGAGATGAAGCGACAATGTTCGAAGTATCATTCCGTCTTCTTCCAAATGATGATGCGTCATACGGTAAGATCGTAGACCGCACTATCCCAGCAGCATAATACAACTTAATATACGAGAGGCTCAATCCTTCGGGGTTGGGCCTTTCTGTTTGGTATACTTATATAATGCCTACAGAAATATACAAAACCTCAACCATTGAACTTTTTGATGGAACAGAACTATATATTACTCCATTAAAGATAAAATACTTAAAGTTATTTTTAGAAGAATTTGAGAATGTAAAAAAATCAAATGGAGATGACGAGGCAATTCATTATTTGTCTAAGTGTGCAACAATTACAATGAGGCAGTATTATCCAAGCATAAAGACACAAGAAGAATTAGAAGATAATATCGATATGCCAACAATTTATAAACTATTAGATTTTTCGGCAGGTATAAAGATAAATGAAAAGTCTGAAGAACCAGTAAAGACTCAAGCAACAGAAAGTGGGTCAACCTGGGATGAGTTAGATTTAGCAGAGTTGGAATCTGAGGTTTTTTTGCTCGGAATATGGAAAGACTATGACGAGTTAGAATCATCTATGTCCATGCCAGAGATTGTAGCAACACTAAAAGCAAAAAGAGATCTTGACTATTCTCAAAAGAAATTTCTTGCTGCCATGCAAGGTGTTGATTTAGACAAAGCCAGTGGCAAAGGAAACGCATGGGAAGAAATGAAGGCAAGGGTATTCAGTGGTGGCCAGGCAGCAGACTCTAAAGATATTGTTGCACTTCAAGGAATTAATGCACAAAAAGCAGGTTTTGGAATTGGTATGGGCTTAACCTATGAAAAATTAGACGAATCTACACCGTCCAACGTGGTATAATTAATTGTTAACCTACAAGGAGGAAAACTATGGCTGACAAGCCTTTAAAAAATAGAAGCGTCAAACTAATAGACGGAACAGAAATTGAAGTAAGACCACTTAAGTTATCTTTACTTAGACCATTTATGGCTAAGTTTGCATTGCTTTCAGGAGTTTCCGAAGACAACGATAAGTCTATGGATATCCTTATTGAATGTGCACAAATTGCAATGAAACAATTCAAGCCAGAATTGGCAGAAGATAAGGCAGCACTAGAAGAACTTCTAGATCTTCCTACAGTTTACGAAATTATTGATGCAGCATCAGGTGTTCAGAACAACGACACAAGCGCAGTACTAACTTCGTTGACAAAATAAAATAAAAAGAGGTGTTTGAGAATTGGCAGATGTAAACTCTAATATAAATATTAATTTTAATACAACTGCCGCTCTCGCACAACTTCGTCAACTACAGGCAGGCCTCAGTAAGTTTCATCAATCACTTGCTGAGGGCAACCTGGCTGCTGCAAATGCTCAAAAAGGTTTAAACGCACAACTTATTCAGTCTGTTGGAGCCACAGGACATTTTTCTGCAAGTCAAGTTAAAGTTGCAGGCAGCACACTTGCTTTTACATCCGCATTAGAAAAAAATAAACTATCTCTTCGTGAGTACTACAGATACACAATGGCAGCAGCAACTGCCAATACTCGTGTTCTTGGCAGGGCTTTTGCAGCAGAAAGAGAAATTATTAACCGTGCTCGAAGAGATAGAGTAAAGGCCCTACAAGCACAATACATCCAGATGAACAAGTCCAATGCTGGATTTATGGATGCAATTCGAGTTATGCCAAAAAGCCTGCAGATGGCTAATGGAAAGTTTACAGAACTTGGAACAAGAATACAATACGCTGCACAAAGACAGCAGTTTCTTAATCAATTATTAAAGCAAGGCTCAACCCAACTTCTAAACTTCGGTAAGAATACTCAATGGGCAGGTCGCCAGTTAATGGTTGGTCTTACAATGCCACTTGCTTTGTTCGGCGCTGCAGCAGCGAAAGCGTTCAGAGAACTAGATGCAGAGGTTATAAAGTTTCGTCGTGTCTATGGAGATGCTTTTACAAATGACGCAGAAGTTGAAGCAGCAGTCCAAAATATAAAAAAATTAGGAAGCGAATATGTAAAGTATGGAGTCTCTGTTACAAAAACTATGGAGATGGCTGCAACTGCAGCAGCAGCAGGTTTTCAAGGGGATGCCTTATCTGCACAAGTTCAAACAGCAACAAAGTTAGCAGTTCTTGGTCAGATAGAACAGCAGCAGGCACTTGAAACAACAATATCTTTGCAAAGCGCATTTGGAATCTCTAGCGATGAACTTGCAAAGAAGATTGATTTCCTTAACGCAGTAGAAAACCAGACACTACTATCTATTGAAGACTTGACGATTGCAATTCCTAAAGCAGCACCAGTTGTAAAGCAACTTGGTGGAAATGTAGAAGATTTGGCCTTCTTCTTAACTGCTATGAAAGAAGGTGGAATTAATGCCTCAGAAGGTGCTAACGCATTAAAGTCTGGTCTTGCTTCATTAATTAATCCATCTGAAAAATCAGCAAAGTTTCTTGGTAAATTAGGCATCAACATAAAGGGACTTGTTGAGGCAAACAAGGGAGACATCAAGGGAACCGTAGTTGGATTTGCTAGAGCGTTAGACGAACTTGATCCACTAAATCGTGCAAGAGCAATTGAACAGTTGTTTGGTAAGTTTCAGTTTGCACGTTTGTCAACACTGTTTCAGAATGTAACAAAAGACGGATCTCAAGCATCAAGAGCATTTAAGTTAGCAGGTGCATCAGTAGAAGAATTAGCAATTCTATCCGAAAGAGAAATGAAGAAGATAGAAGATTCAACTGGTGTTAAGTTTCAAGCAGCATTAGAAAACATTAAAAAAGAAATAATGCCATTAGGAAAAGCATTCCTAGAGGCCTTGACTCCAGTAGTTAAGTTTTTCTCAGGGCTACTTGAAAAGTTTAATGGTCTTGGAGATAATACAAAAAAGGTTATTGCAATAATTGTTGCAGCAGTTGCAGGGCTTGGACCAATCCTGCTTATGACATTTGGTCTTCTTATGAATGGTGTTGCAAATGTTATTAAATTGTTTGCACTGCTTCGTGGAGGAATTGCCAAGTTAAACGGACAAACAAGTGTTATGGGTGCAGGATTCAACTATATGACACAAGAGCAGATTGAAAATGCTGCATCGTCTCAACAACTTCACCAGACACACACAAGATTGATAGAAGTTTTCAATGTTGAAAAAGCATCTGTAAATGCTCTTGCCTCATCTTATAACTCACTAAGCACACAGATGAGAGCAATGGCTACTGCCAACCCATCATTATTTGCAGGTGGAGCACCAGGTGCAGCCCGTGCAGTAAGAGGTTTGCCACCAGTTAAAAAGTACAAAGAAGGTATTTTAAGCGTTCCAGGTCCAAAGGGTGCAGGAGATGTTGTTCCAGCAATGCTTTCTCCAGGAGAAGCAGTTATTCCTACAGATACAACAAACAAATATAGAGGTCTTATAAGTGCAATGTTTAAAGACAAGGTTCCAGGATTTATGGCTGGAAGACTTCCTGGCGGACCAGGCAGAGGAATACCCCTATCTGATGGACCCGCAGCAGTTAGAAAAGCACAGCAAGCAAAGTATAGAAGACAAAACGATGCAAGACAAGGATGGAATGAACCTCATCCAGAAGCACCCAAGGGTCCAGTATTTGTTGGAATGCCAGTTAGTGCAGACAAGGCATCACAGTCTAGACAAATACTAGACAAGATATCAGAGCAGGCCAGTCTTGGAAGATTTGGCACCATGCCAGCGTCAAACTTTGGAACAAAACTTCAAGGCTTTAAGGGTTATAGTTTTCCTGAGCGTGGAATTGGCGGGGTATACAGAAAGCCTAACGGCAAGATCGTAGTAGTAAAGCCAACAATAGATGAGAAGACTGCATTAGCAGAAGTTCGCATGGCTGAGATAGAGGCTGCTAGAGGAATGGTAGTTCCAAAACAAACTATTAGAACAATGATAGACCCAACAGATCCTACAGGACAAAGAAAATTTATTGTACTTGAGTCTCCTTACGATCCAAGATTTGCAAACATGGATGGAAAATTTAGAAAGACTGACATGGTTAAGCAGTTAGTTGGATCATTACTGCGTGGAGACAAAGATTTACAAAAATCAAATGTATCTGGAAATAGGGTACCAGATGTAAGCAATGCTGGAGTATTTGATAGAGCATCTGGTTTTAGAGACTACGCTGAAAATATGCCAAGTTTTAGAGAGCAGGCAATGGTTAATCTCCTTGGTGTTAAGGGTGGAGCAAGAAAAGATTTTGCACTAGCAACAGCACCAATCGCAGCAAAGATGACCCCAAAGCAATATGACGATGAAATTAAGGGAGAGATTAATAGAAGCATTCCTATAGTGGAAAAAGTTATTAAGTCTTGGGATCGTGACTTACTTCCAGAGGAAAAAATTGTTTATAACAATATGCTTGAAAGACTTAAGGCTGGCGCAAAAGTAGAATGGGATGAATTCCAGCCAATCCATGCTCGTGCTGGACAGGATGTTATAAAAGCAAAAAAGGGTGTTAATTCAGACGCAACGCCTTCTGAAACTAAAAAACAACAATCGCTATATGAAATGGCTGCTCTGCGTGATAAATCAAAAACACAAATTGATAAACTTGTTAAACAATTAAATCAAGATATAGAAAATACATTAAAAGAATTAAAAAATACAAACCCAGCACAATATAAAAAAGCAATGGCGCTATTAGAAAAATCTGGAGTTACTCCAAAAGCAGATGGCTCCATAAACTTTAAAGAGTCTAAAGTTTATTCAGACTTTATAGAAAAAAATTTATTTTATAAAGATGGAGCATTTCACACGGCCAAGGCTATAGAAAAAGGCCAAAGCCCAACAACTTCTGCAAAAACTTATGATGCTATAAAAAATCAGATATTGTATAGAATGGGTGCTGCTCCAAAACCTGGTAAAGAAACATTTAGCAATAAACCATTTACTCCAGGTAGACTGCACGAAGACCTAACATCAACAACTCAATCTGGTGGCTGGAGAGCAAATATTGATCCAAAGAGTGATTTGTACAAGGCCCTAGATGCCGCAGAGAAAGATCATAAAGCAAGAAATGTTCAAAATCCAAAGAATGTTGTTTTAAATAAATTAAGAACTCAAATGCTTGCAGATGGCTATACTGTAAAACAAATTGATGCCATGTTGAGAACAGAGTTGTCACATCTTTCAAAAACTGGAGAGGCTGGCTTGGGTCCAGAAAAATGGAAGAGTGGTTTTGCTAAGTTTGATTTGCGATTAATTAATAGTTATGTAAACCCAGGAGGCAAGCCAGGGAAGCCAATTGAAAATCCAAGACTAGCAAAGATTTTGAATTGGGATGCTAGAAATGGCAATGTGTTGTTTAATCCAACACAAACAGCAGAATTAAAAAAGGCTTTAGAGTTTATGAAAACAGGAGCACACCCTGTAACTGAAGCCCAAGCAAGACTAGTTCGTGCAGCAGCAGAAGCACAAGTTCGTGCAGATGAACATTTAGCAAAATACAAAAAGGAAAACAACGGCGCAAAGCCAAAGGGTTTCCCAGACCTTGGTTCTGTAAAACAGGCTAAGGCAGTTTCTCTGCTTCTTAGAGAAAGACTTGGCGGTGGATACTATCAAGGAACTCCTACTATATATCGCCTTGGACCAGGCTCAGTTCTAGCACAACCAGGAGAATACTTAGCAGATTTAGAAAACAGAACAGCAGATAAACTTTCTGTTGGCAATACTCAATCAAGACCAATGGGCGCATCGCCATCAACAGGGAAAACAAGTGATAACTTAACTGTTGAAGAAACTCAAACAAAGAGAGTAGTTACTAAAGACCAAGCCCGTAAGGGTGGATTTACGATGCGTTCTAAGTCTACTGGAGATTCAAGTGTTAAATTAACTCCTTATCAAAGACAAGAACTTAAAAAGATTGCAACCAAATATCCAAACTTGAGCGAAACTCAATTAATGGATACGTTAAGAAGAAAACTAAAGGCTGACGAAAATATAATAAAGTCAAAAGAAAAGGAAGGTGCATCAGCAGCAAAGGCTGCACGACGTGCAGAACAACTTCCAAAGCAACAGGCTGCTCAACAGGCTAGATTAGACAGAATCGAAAGAGACAGACAAACAAGAATTATTCAGGCATCTAAAGATCAAGATAAAGCAAACAGGATGAATCGTGCAATTGACAGCAAGAAGCAAAGAATGCTTCGACAAGAAAAGGTTGGTAGATGGTCTGGTGGAGCATCTATGGCCCTTGGAACTGCTGGTATGGGTCTTATGATGGCTGGACAGCAAGGGGCGGGTATGGCTGCAATGGGTGCATCTGCAGTTGCTGGTATGGCACCAATGCTTGCTGGTATGTCTAGTTTTGGATTAGCATTAACAGCACTTGTAACAGTTGGTGGTGGTCTATTCATATTAGACAAAATGGCAAAGAAGGCAGCAGAAAGCCAGTCAAAATTTGTTGATAAAGTCACGGCAACAACTGAGCAAATGTCTGCAGTCGGAGCAATAACAGACAAAGTTGGAGCCAGCGAGTTATATAAAAGAAAAAGACAGCAGGGTACTGGCAATAGATTTACTGCAGGATTTGAAAGAGGTAAAGAGCAATTTGGAGAAACATTCATATCCTCTGAGGTTGGCAAGACAGTATATGAATCATTTAAGAAAAATTTAACTGCTGGAGGAATTGCATCTGCAAAGCAAATATCTTTACAGTTAGCAGCATATGTTTCTGATGGTGTTATGTCAGCAGAACAGGCTCACAGCGTAGCAAGTCAAATAGGAATAGAATTAAATAACTCTACATTGACATCTCAGATTAGTGGAAACCTTTTAGAACTAATTGGACCAGAAGGACAAGACCTTAAGACTGACCCACTAAATGTTAGAGTTAATCTAGTAAGAGAACAAGGAAAGATTAATGAAGATGTTGTAAAGGGTATGCAGGATGCTATTGGACAAGATTACCAATGGTGGAATCCAGCGAAATTTTTTGCTCCAGTATTTACAGAATCAGCAGGAGAAAAAGCAGCAGCAACTACTGCAGCACTAGGAGTTTCATCATTAGAATTAGCACAGGCACAGCAAGACTCTTTGTCTAAATACTACGATACACAAATTGAGGTATTAAGAAAACAAAAAGAGATTACATCTGATAAAGCAAAACAGAAAAAAATAGATGATGAGATTGCGGCTTTAGAAGGTAAGAAAAAGGATGGCTTAAGTTCTTTAAGAAATGAATCAAAAAAACTTTTAAATGATCAAGTAGCCAACTATAAGAAGGTTAAAAATATTGGACTTAGTGGAGACGACTACTATTCTAAAGCGTTTATGAATTCCGTAGACACTCAAGTAAGAACAAAATTTGAGGGAGATCCATATGCAGATGTTTTTCTTGGTTCTGCAAAAAATAATTTAAAGTCAGAAGAACTAGAAGTAAAAATTAAAACCTTCGTTGCCTATGAAGGAGCAACTCCAGAAGTTGGAACATCTCTTATATCAATGTTTGGCAAGGGTGAAAAAAATGAGGCCCAACTTGATGCAGCATTGGACTTGCTAATAACTCAAGATTCTGCAGAAACAATTGAGTTAGTAAATGCACTTAGTATTCTCGAAAGCGAGTCTGATGCAAAGAGAATATTCATTAAGATTATTGAAAAAGATCCAGCAGAAAGATCAGACCTAATTGACGCAATTGGGCTAGTTCAAAAACTACAGGGGAAAGAAATCAACATCGATGCATTCTTTTCTAGCAAAGATGAAAATGGCAATTCTATTGATCCTATGGCAAAACTTGAAGCCTTAACCAAATCACTTAAAGCAATTGACGATGTAAAGGGACCAATAACAAAACAAGTTTTAATTGAAACAAAAGAAATTGGTGGAGTAAGCCTGGATGGTCTTATACCTATTTTTGATAGATGGAAAAATCAACCTCAAGAAGTAATAAGAACAGTTATTGCACAATATATTGCAATACATAAAACCATAACAGATGGTGACATTTCCGCTGCCCGTGCAAGAGATATGGCAAAAGCGGTAAGCCAAGGCATTCCTTCCCATGCAGCATCCCTTATTGCTAACAGTCCAACCGACAAGGCATACAGAGATAAAATTGCTGGAGACACAGTAATGCAAATGACTGATCAAGAAATTGCTTCAAAAGCAGCAAATGATCTGCTAGATGATGATAGTGGAGGAAGTAAAAAAGCAGATCCATTTCAATTTATTTTAGAAAGATTAAAGAACGTTAGAAATGCTGCTATTAATGCAGCAGGTGGAATTAAAGAATTAAATAAGGCTCTAGCAGAAGGAAACTCAAAGTCTGTCCAGAATAAGTTTAGAGGAATAGAGCAACAGATGAATGCTCAAGGACGTAATAGACAGTTTATTGACTTTGCTATGTCACAAGATCCAACAGAACAGAAAAAGTATTTTACTACTGCAGGGTCTAAAATTAAGACTGGGAAAAACAAGGGAAGAATATTAAACCCATACGATAGTAAAAAGTTATTGCCAAAGACAGCAAAGTCAGGAGATGTTGTACTTTCTGAACTTGGAGAACTATACAATAAGGCCTTTGATGCAGCGGTAGTTGGAGAGTTTAATTCCTATGCAAGCAAGTCTATCTTATTACTAAATGAACAAGAAGCAGTAAGACGCAAACTGGTTGCTGCTGGATATGATGCTGTATCAATAGAAAATATTCTTCAGGATGAGTATACAACAGCAGCAATTGCTACTGGAAAGATAACAGATGAAGAACTAAAGACAAACGTTGAACTAAGCAAGCAGTTAACAAATAGACAAAAAATTAACAACTTAATTGCTAAGGGATCAGAAGCACTTAATCAACAAAAAAATATTAAACAAATTCCAGATGTCATAAAGTTTTTAGGAAGTCAGGGAGTATCTTCAAAAGCCCTAAAAGATATTATAGGTGATCCAGAATCACTAGCAGAAGCAATCGCAGCAATGGAAGACTACAAGTCGGGAGCAGCGGGAGCAGCAGACAGACTTAAAGATATCGTGGCTGGTCTTAAGGCTATACAAGCAAACTCAAATATAAAAATTGCTCTTGAGTTTGCAGTAAAAAATGTTGCAGATCAGATTCGTGATGGAGCAGATGCAGCAACCAAGGTGATGGATTCAAAGAGAACTGTCTATTCTTATTTGAACAGATCACAACTAGAAAGTGCAACATCTGCATACAGAGATCCAAACAAAGCCCCACAACAAGTTGGAAAAATTGCAACTGCAAATGTAGCAGCAAGATATAAGGCAGCAGGAGTTGCAATACCAACAATTCCTGCAGGAGCAAGTTTAAACAGCATTGGAAAAGAAAGAGCATCTCTTGGTAAAACAATAGATATAGCATCCTCAAACCTTCAAAGCATTCAAAGAAGCAGGTCTGAAATTCAAGATAAAATTGCTAATGCTCAAAATGATTTAGAAAAGGCACTAGACGCTGTAAATAATTCGTTTGATCAAACAATAAAGGGAATTGAAGATGTAATTAAAAAATACGAAAATAACATTAAGTCAATAGAAAAAAGTATTAAGGCAAAAGAAGATGAAATAAAAACAAAGTTTATCGACAAGATAGAAGCCTTTAACAAAGAAAACCAAATGCTTAACAACGACCTTGCAATAATGGACAAGGCTGCAGAAGATATTAATGAAAAGTATGACAAGCAGGTAGAGGCTTTACAGCAAGTAAATGATTTAAACAAGCAGATAATTGACTCTCAAGGTCAGCAATTAGGTTTGGCTGATGCTCTTTCTCAAGGAGATATTGCAGCAGCAGCAAGAGTTGCACAAGAAATGAGAGCCGCATCAGCAAATAGTCAAGCAGACATGATTATGCAAGGTCTTGAACTGTCCAGAACTAATGAACTAGGATCTCTTACTGGCGCAGAAAGCAAGATGACTAGAGATGAGATTTCAGAAAGACAGTTTGTTATAAGTCAAGAAATATATAGATTAGAAACAGACCCTGCTAGACTTGCAATAGAAAAAGAAATAGAGGCTTTAAACCTAAGCATATTGAGAATTCAAGAAAGCATTACCTTAGAACAAGAAAAAATTGAAGCACAAGAGGTTCTTAGAGCAGCAGCACTTAAGGCAGCAGAAGCAGCACACATAGCAGCAGTTGCAAATCTAAAAGCACAAGAAGCCAGCCTATTAGAACAAGAAAAAACTCAAGCAGAGATACTAAGGAAATTAGAAGCACAAGACTTAGAATTGGCATCTCAAGAAGCATACCTACAAAGTATTGCAGATGAAGCAGTTGCAATTGATGAGACAACTGGAATGACTCTTGAAAAGTGGCAAGAGACAGTCGACAAGATAACCGCTGTTGATGAACTAGCAAAATCATATGCGATTGCTTTAGCAGCAGCAGAAACATCAGCAGCAAACACATCAACCTCTTGGTCTACAATTTTAGACACTATTAATAAAATTCCTAAGAGCGTTGAGACAGATCAGATAATCAATGAAATTAGAAACATAACTGAATATATTACTAGATATGTTACTACAGTTAATCTTGGTGGATCTGGTGGAAATGATGGAAAAACAGGATCAGACAAAGCGGCAAAAGATGCAGCAGACAAAGCGGCAAAAGATGCAGCAGACAAAGCGGCAAAAGATGCAGCAGACAAAGCGGCGAAAGCAGCAGCAGATGGAGCCCTTAAATTACTTAAGGATGCAGAGGCTAAGGCAGATGCTGAATCAGCAGCAGATGCTTGGCTTGGATCATTTGGAAATTGGGGAGGACTAAGTTCTGGAGGAGTTGTTCCTAAGTATTTTGCAGATGGAGGATTTACTCCAAAGGGTACAGACACTGTACCTGCAATGTTAACTCCAGGAGAGTTTGTAGTTAGAAAGTCTGCAGTTGATCAGTACGGCGAAGGATTCTTAAATGATATAAATGTTCAAAGATTTTCAACTGGTGGAACAGTAAGTGCACCACACGGTCTAGGAATGTCATCTATGGGATCTGCAAAACCAAAGGCTAAAGAAGAAGAAAAAAGAGCAACATCATTATTTGATAAGAAGATATGGGAAAAAACTGCTAACTTCTTTGCGCTTCCATCAATAGCAAAAACTGCTTTGGATATTGCAAAGTATGGCGGTATTCCTCAAATGTTTGCTGCTAAGTTAGCAGGTCAGCCAATGAAGTCTGACATAAAAGACAACTTAAATGCTGCTCTAGCGGTTGCACCATTTCCAGGTCTTAAAGCAGTAAAGCCAATAATAAATAAGATAGGAAACGTAATTCCTAAAAGAATAAAAGAATCACTTGGTAAAAACGGTATAGATATATTTAGTAAAGTAGCAAGTAAAGCAAATGATGCCCCAGCGCCAACTACAAGTTTAGTGGAAGAAAAACTAACTATTCCTACAGCCTCTACTGGAAAGGGAGAATGGGATAGCACAGAATGGGGCAAGTATGACGATTGGGTTCCAGGTCCTCTTCCTCTTAAGTCAAGAATTGCTAGTGCTCTATATGGCAATGGTGGCCCAATTGGAAGAGCATTAGAAAGTGCCTTTCTTGCTCCTGGAAGGTTTGCAAGCAACCTTCAAATTCCATTACAAAGTGCGTGGAAATATGGAGGCAAAGATACAAACATAAACGAATCATTCTTAAGTACTAAACTTGGAAGCACATTAGCATCTAAAGCAGTACCATATGTTTCTGATTTAGGTAAAAAGATTAATCCTAGAAGACTTCATGAAACAGATATTCAAGACCTTTCATATCTTCAAAAGTCTATGTTTGATGAAAGTAAAAAATATTCAAATGCTTCATATTCTAATATGTTTAAAAACATAGGAAAAGATATGATGGACCCAGTTAAGGTAACACTTGGCAAATTAAAAGAAGCAATAGTTGCTCCAATAGCAAAACGACTTGCAGACACAAACTTTGGAAGAAATATAAGTCTTGCACGTTTAACTAGGGAGGTAGGTGGAGATGATGCAGAGGCATTTGTAAAACACTACAAGACTCAGGCAATCATAGACTCAATTCCAGGTGGATTAGGTGCTTTGATTACAATGAAGCGGGGCGTTCATAGACATGGAAAGCCTATAGATGACCTTCCGTCTCCTTTAGAAAGATATTTAAAATCAAAAACAGATCCAACAGCAACACCAGTTAATGCCTTTGGTCCAGGACTGTATAGTGCAACTAGTCCACTAATGTCTAAAGAGCATTTTGGACAATTTGGGTCTTATCAATATGGAATAGACTTAGAACCACGTGCAATCGCTAAGGTTTTATCTAGCAAAGGATTTATAGATCCAGAAGGATTAAAAAAGTTTAAAGAAGCATATGTTAAAAAAACTGGTATTCAGCCAAGAGATATGAGCAGTATAAATGCTGACATAACTGATCCATTTATGCAAGAACTACTTAAGGCTGGTTATATTGGATATAGACATGGAGATGCATACACAAATTGGGGTGTTGGAAATATTCCTGGAATGAACCTAAAGGTTGTGGATGCCCCAGATCTTCAGGCAGTAGTAAAAGATGGTAGAGTAGTTATGGTTCCAAGAACAGATATTCCTGCTATCGTTGAACCAAATCTAAAAGAAACTTCAAAAATTGGTACAAGCAAATCTGCTGTTGCAACTATGCTGGGAACAGTCGCTGGTATTACTGGTCTTTCTTTATACGGTGCATCAAAGGCTATTGCAAGCATTCCTTCTTTAGGTTCTACTTCACAAGTAAGTTCCGATGATAAAGTTTTAAGTGGTGGGTTTGGCAGTGGCGGTGGCGGTGGAATGGCAAGTATGATGATGCTTTCTAAGGGTGGACTAGTTCCAAGTTACTTCGCTAAAGGCGGATACGCTTCTGGAACAGACACTATCCCAGCAATGCTTACCCCTGGAGAATTTGTAATGAGTAAGTATGCTGTACAGTCTCATGGAGCAGATACAATGAGGGCAATAAATAATGGCTCATCAGTAGGCGACTCAGTGTATAATTATAGTATTAGTGTTAATGTAAAATCAGATGCAAACCCAGATGAAATTGCAAGAGTTGTGATGACACAAATAAAGGGTATTGACTCACAGAAACTCAGGGGGAATAGATTATAATGGCAACTAACACATATATGTCTGGAAGAAAAAAATATTCAAGACCACAGGCAATGCTATTTGCAGACAACCAGGGAACGAAGGTTGATGGATTTCATATTCCTTCGGGAGTTGAAATAGGGTCAGCAGCAGCCTCTGGAGACTCTTCTGGCGAGTTTATAATACTATCTGATGATAACAGGTCACCCATAACCTTTAATCCTTCCAGAATAGAAAAAAAGGAGAGAATGATTAATGGTCGTATGAGATCTTATCATATTGCCGATAAACTTCAAATATCAGTATCCTGGGACATGCTACCATCAAGAGCATACGATACTTATCCTGGATTTGATTCTAATGGAAATCCTAACATGGTTAAGACAGAAACAAGACAAAGCCCCCTAGAGTTTACTAGCGACGGAGGAGCAGGCGGTGTAGAACTACTTGACTGGTATAAAAACCATAAAGGATCTTTTTGGGTTTACCTTGCTTATGATAAGTATACTAATTTTAGCAATGATCCACTAACTGTAGAAGATGATAGATTTAAAAATACAAACAAATACAATGAGGTAATAGAAGTATTTTTTGCAGACTTTAATTATTCAGTTATCAAAAGAAGTGGTTTGAACTTTGATTTTTGGAATGTTGCCTTAACACTGGAAGAGGCGTAATGTTCCAGGGTAAAAAATTACAAAATCATTTAGAGACAAGTTCTTCTGTAAAGACACAGTCTGCAGTTGTAGTTGAGTGGAATATGAACATACCCTCAAATATATCTATTGCTGGAAACTACCGATACAGGCCAAACACTAGTGGCTCTATTTATAGCGCACTTCCAAACACCTTTGATCCTTCCGATGCTGGAAACTATTACACTGGGGCAACTGATGCAGACGTAAAAATTGATGGAGGCTTTGATGATAATGGAGAGCCAACAACTTTGACAGCATACAAAGAAAAGTTAAAGATGCTTTACTCTTTAGAAGATTGTCTAAAGCCACAAAGACCAAGATCTGGAATTAACAAAGCAACATATTTAAATGGTAGATACTTACACAACCCAAATATTAATATGGCAAAAAGACCAAGATACTATATGCCAGACAAGAATGATCCATTTAAATACTGGACATCTTTTAGAACTGAAAATAAAATTGAGTATGGTGTTGCAAATAAAACTATAAATGGAAGACACAGAATAGAAGATGCTGCTCCATTCGTTGTATACAAGCAGCAAGTTCCAGCAAACAGAGTTATTGTAAAGATGCAAACCAATGTTGGAGAACTGGATTATGGAACATTTTCAAACTCAGCAGGTACATTTTTAGATCCATACTTTGGCGATACAAATAAAACAACTCCAGATAGATGGAAGATTCAGGTTTTAAAAAATAACAACTGGGTAGACGCTGTATCGTTTACAGACAAAGACAAAAGAAAAGATGGAACAGATATAATTAAGTCTGATGGATACGTTGAACTTTCTTATGGCCTTATAGTTCCTAAGTTATATTCAGATATATTTATTTTTAAAGGAGAACTACCTTCTGCAACTCTTAGACCAGATACCGCAGAAGAAGGGCATTCGTTTTTAGTAATACAAAATGATGGAGAACTTGGCACATATCATATTTGGTACGACTCTGAATGGAAAACATTTACTCCAACATATGGTTGGAAACTTGAAGAAAGTTCTGTAGACAGTCTAACAAACTTTGTAACTGATTTAACATCCCCAAAATACTACAACTCTGGTACTGCTAAAAAATATAAAGAGTTTGAATATATTTCTGGAATTAGAATCGTAGTTGAAAGCATGAATAAGTTTGACTCAACATTTGATTTAATTGAAATGTCTTCTAGACTATCGGCAGACATTTCAGACAGAGTGTTAAATTTTTCAGTTAATAAAAGCGCATCAGACCTTGGTGCAAGCGGACTTCCTGTTGGGCAACTACTTGCATCTACTGGTAAACTTGAACTTTTTGATTTTGATGATGCCTTTAATGCAAACAATACAAATAGTGTTATTGGAAAGTATGTGTCAAAAAACATACAAGTAAAACTTTACGAGATAATTATGGATGTAGAAGGTGTGGACTACTACGTTCCAATTAAAACTATGTACTCAGATGGATTTCCAAAAACATCAAATGATTCAAAGCAGGTATCTATTGACCTAAGAGATTTATACTTCTACTTTGAATCTCAAACTGCCCCAGAAATTCTTTCAACAAATACATCAGTGAGCGCAGCAGTTTCACTTCTTTTAGACTCAATAGGTTTTTCAAACTATGTATTTAAAAGAGTAGACGGAGAATCAGAAGCCATAATTCCATATTTCTTTATACCACCAGAAAAAACTGTTGCTGAGATATTAGAAGATATAGCAATCTCAACACAGACAGCCATGTTCTTTGACGAATACAATAACTTTGTAATGATGAGTAAAAACTATATAATGCCATCATTAGCGCAAAGACCAACAGACATAGTTCTGTACGGGTCCTCTGACTCACAAGATTCTGGAGTGGTTAAAAACGAAAGAACAAAAACAAAACTTGCAAACATTGTAGAGGTAACATCTGAAGACAACGATGTTTACAATGATGGAAAGATTGTTTATACAACAAGACATATTCAAAGATCTATTGGAAGCATAAAGCAGGCAAGCCTTGTAGATGCCGAAAAGACCTGGATATATAAGCCAGTACTTTTGTGGGAAGTTGCAGGTACAGAAAATACTAAGTCTGCTAATGGAGAGATTGGAAACCAGTCTACGTACATGTTAAGCGCAATACCATTAAACTCTAATCTTTCTGCCACAGTTCCAAATGTTTCTAATAACGTAGTTGTTAATAATGTTATGGATTTAGGAGAAGGAGTTTACTGGATAACAAGATACAATGGATATTTTTATTCTAACGGAGAGATTATAAAGTATGATGCTGTTCAATATAATATTTCTGGTACTGGAGATGTTTGGATTAACAATGTGCAAGAGTATGAGAAGTACTTTTCATCCCTTCCTTTTAACGGAAAGATTTATCCAACTGGCTTAGTAAGAATATATTCTGAACCAAACTACGAAGAAATTTCTGGAATTGTAAAGTTAAAGAATGGCCCTGTTGCAAAGCACGGAAGAGGACAGTTTGGAACGCCAGTAACACTACATACTGCTGGCTTAAATCCATACTGGTCAGACAACGCAAATGTTCGTGGATGTACAATGGACTCAAAGTATTTATTTAAATCAGATCAAACATTGCCAGATACAAGAGTTTTTGCAGCAGGACTAAGCAACACCCTTGCACAGAAAACAACAAGAAATGGCATTATTAAAAACTTTCTTTCATCAAAGTATATTGCAGAGACAAGCATTAATGCAATGCTTTCAACACAAACTGGAACAGTCCAGTCCTCTGCTTTGGTTATGAATGGTCCAGGGTTTACAACAACAGAGTCACCAATTGATTTTATATCATATGTGTACAAGCCATTAACAAACAAGTATAAGCACTTTGGAACTAGAATGAGAATTATTGGTAAAATTGAAAATGATATTAATCGTGGCCAGACACCAGTAGGGGGATCTACTTACTACACTGTTCCAGGAACTACTCCAGACAAGAACATAAGTATTGTCGGTGGGTCAGGCGGTCTTGGTGTGATGATAAACCCAGAAACAAACAACGGGTATTATTTTGAAATCATTGCGTTAGGAGCAAACAAACTTAATAACTCTGAGAAAGACAATGTTCACAATGTTATATTTTATAAACTAAAGGCTGCTACTGCTGGAACAGAAACCACATCTGCAGTGCCAGTAAAACTGTATGAAGGACTTACAAACATAATTGTAGACGATGGAAAATTTACGGGACAGTACAGAATGGCTGCAGAAGAAAAACCAACAGTATATGACTTAGCAGTTGAGTATCAAGACATAGGCTCACGCAGAAGGTTTTTTCTATACCTAAACAATAACCTAATTGCTACAATAGATGACACTGACCCGCTTCCAATATACAATAACATGTCATTGTTTGTTCGTGGATCTTCAAGAGTTATGTTTGAAAATATCTATGCATTGGCAAACAACTATTCACAAAATACAGCGTTTCAAATTGATGCTCCAATTAGTTCAGCATTCGGAGACTCTGAAATAAATGCAAACGATTCATTTATGAAATACGCCATGTCAGGTGCAGTTCAATCAACCTATCTTACTGGGATTAGTTCTGCTGAGCCCCCAAAGTTTAGCATGTACTTTGAAGAGTTCGGAACAATAATGAGAGAAGCAGCATCATTTAATTTTAAATATGACAAGGCATATCCTGCTTTGTATGCAAAGTTATCTCCAACATTTAATAGATTAAAGGGTTATGCTGTTTCAGGATTTAGAGCAGGGGCATATGGAGCAGAATTTTTAATATTTAATTCTACAGACACAGCACTCAGCCTTGACGAGACAAGCGGAAACTATCTAAGAATTCAAGGCATTACATTTACTCAGCAATCAAGCAACGATCTTACTGTGGATGAATACTTTTCAAAGAATAGTAATTTAGCAGACCCACAGTTTGTTGCTAATTCGTTGGTATCATATCCTAATAAAATTGCAAAAGATTATGAGGACATAAAGTTAAGTCGCATGACTTATGGCAAAAAAGATTTTTCATTAGAGGCTCCATATATTCAGTCACATGATGACGCAGAAAACCTTTTGGCTTGGGTAATTAAAAAAATAATGAAGCCAAGAAAGTCTATAGGTGTTAAGGTTTTTGCAAACCCAATGATTCAACTTGGAGATATTGTATCTGTTGACTACACTGAAAATCAAATAGATAAGGTCGGATCTAAGGACTCAAGGTTTGTGGTATATAATATAGAATATTCTAAAGAAAAATACGGTCCAGAAATGACAATATTTTTAAGTGAGGTAGTGCAATGACAACTGATTCAGTAGCAAATCAACCAGCATCCCAAGCAAAGCCAGCAGTTAATCCAGCGGTTAAGGTTGCAACTCCTTCTTTAATTGCTCTTAGCAATCCACCACTTGAAATTGATATTATGGCAGATCTTATATTTGAAAATATAGGAGGCCAAGAATTAATCAATATATCAAGAAACGATATTATTAATGGACAAGATGTTTTGTATAGCCCAATTAAAAACCTGCAAAGCCTTTACTTAGAATACAATCCTAACAATATAATTAAACTTGAGAACACAGCAGATACTTATTTTAAGAACTTTCCAATCAGGCTTGAGAACAAAATCCCATCAGTAGGCTCAGGTCCTGCTGGACAGATAGTCTATATAGATCAAACAACAGGTGATTTGGTAATCAATGTAACTAACCTTGATTCAGATGAGCAAATAGAGGTTCAAATAGTAAACAACGGTGAGATACTTAATGGTACAATATATGGGGCGGTATAAAAAATGATAACTAATACAGGCAAGAATATTCTGGCAAAGTATCTTGTAGGTCAAGCACCTGCATATGCTTCATATATTGCCATAGGCTGTGGAGCAAAGCCACTAAATACAGACGCAACTCTTGGAGACTACTCAGGTAAACAGGCATTAGATTTTGAGATGTTTCGTGTGCCAATTACATCTCGTGGCTATGTTACAGAGGGCGGACAATCAAAGATAGTCTTTACTGCAGAACTTCCTACAGCAGAAAGATATGAGATTACAGAGGTTGGTGTTTGGTCTGCTGGATCAAATCCAACAGCAGGAGCATATGATAGCAAGAACATTTATTCATTTACTTCAAATGAAAACTGGGAATACCATGGAACGACAACAGCAACAGCGATTCCTGTATACTACACACCATTAGATTCAGATGACAACATTATAAATATTACGGACCAAGTGTTTCAAACAAATGCAGACAACAAGATTTTTACAAACCAGGAACGTGTGAACAGGTATGAAAGATGCAGATTCTTAAATAACATTATGGTTATAAGAGGAGACATGACAAACCTTTCTGTATCTGGTGGCCATTTGGTTGTTCCACCTGCCTCAAAGCATATACACCTTACTGGCGCAGCACTTGACTTTAATAAGAATGCACCAACAGACGATCTTAGACTTGCATTTTCTGTAGTCAATAAAGACGGAGAATCAAATGTTCAGCCAGATGAGGTTAGAATAATGATAGAGTTTGCAGAGTCTGATGTTCATGGAACTGGAGAGTGGGCAAGGTTTGAGACAGTAGTTAAAGAGTCTGATCCTGGTGTAGATTTTGCAACTAATAGATATTTTGTTTCACAGAAATCATTCCAAGATTTGTACAAGAGCAACGGTTTTACTTGGAGCGTAGTTGATGTTGTAAAGTTTTATGTTGCAGTAATTAAAAATGGCGCAGTATCAGATGATTACTATGTATGCTTAGATGCATTGCGATTAGAAAATACTACATCTTCAAACCCAGTCTATGGTCTAACAGGATACTCAGTCATTAAAAATAAAAATGCAGAGACGATTACTAAGACTGCTAATACAACTAATCATATTGAGTTTAGGTTTGGGATGGATGTTCTATAGTGTCAGACTCACAAATAAAAAAGGTAGTTATCAAAAAAGAAGATCTTCCAGCATTTAATGGAACCACACAAAAGCACTCTGTAAGATATAGAGTAGTCTCAGAAGACAAGAACAGATCTTCTCATTGGTCACCGTATTATTCTGTATCAAATCCATCTCCAGAGCAATTAGAATGCTCTGTAACAGTAACTGCAAATGTAGTAAATATGGTTTGGAAGCAGCCTACTGTATCGGCAATTAAGCAATATGATATCTATTTTAAATTAGATAGTGCTGACTGGGTATATATATCAAGTTCATCGTCAACCCAGTTTTCAACACTGATTGCAGATTCAGTCTCAACTCTGCGTGTTGCTGTACAACTTCCAACATATCCTAAGCAATATTTTTCTGGGGCTGCATTATTTACCTCATCGCCAATAGCGGTTTAGTGGTATAATTATATAACCATGGCAAAAATACCTTTACCAGAAAGAGGACAACCTTTAGATGTTACATACATCTCTCAGTTGGCCCAGGCAGTCAATGAACTGTCAACAGCAATATCACCATCAACATACAAGTACACCTCAATTGATACACCTAACGCTGGTAAGCAAAACATTAAAGCAACAGAGGCAAGAGTAATTGGTGGATATGTTCGTGTTGTTAATAGCGGTACCATAACCGCAGGTGAAGAAAAATCTTTTACATATTCTTTTCCAGGAGAGTTTAAGTACTCCCCAATTGCAACAGCCACACCAATCAATACTGGCAATACTGTTGCTGGCAAAAATGTAACAGTTGTCCTTAAGAGCGTCACAACTTCAGGCCTTGAAGGAGTAGTTAGATTTAACACTTCTGGAGATGTTTCTGTAGATGTAAACCTTATTATCATTGGCGTACCAAACTAATGCTGAAATGTACAAAGTGCAAAGGAAGAATGTTTCTTGATAGACAGTACAGCACAATCGGCCACCTTGAAACATATTGTATGTCTTGTGGCAACAGAAATTTTTTTAATCCACCAACAAGTTCTGCGGAGGGTTTATGGCTATTAAAAAGGGAAGTATCGAGAGCGAAGGCTACAATGTCCTCCCTGTAATTCCAGGGAATAAAAAAGTTTGGTTCTTAAACGGAGACTTAGTAAGAGTCCATCATCTCAATAAGTCTAATGGTATTATGTCTGTTTACAATATAACAAAAGATCAAATTGAAAGTTGTTTAATTTCTGATTTTAAAAAGAAGCGTGAACGAGCATACACTGTTAGAGAGACTGCTGATTTAGTTAATCGTCATAAAAAATACATGCCATCATTAATGAGACGAGGAATCATTCCATTTCCAACGGGATCTCAAAAGGGAGGCGCAAGAGGATTTCAAGTAAGATCATATTACTCAGAATCACAGGTAAGAGAGATTCGTGATATACTTGCTACATACCATATTGGTAGACCAAGAAAAGATAATTTAATAACAAACGATATCACCCCAAGCAAACAAGAGTTGACACGAAGAATGGGCGATGGTATACTTACATATACGAGAACTGAAGATGGACGATTCATTCCTATCTGGTCTGAATCTATTTAACGAAGGGTATGAAATGTCAGACAGCAATTATGTAGTAACGAATGAACCAACAAAGGTATCTGTAACGCTTGGATACACATTAAATCTAGGAAATTTTCAATCACTAAGACTTGATCTTGGCGTTGTAGATTCACGTAAAAGTGAAGAAAATGTTAACCAGGCATTTGAGCGTGTGTATAAGTTTGTAGAAGATAAGTTAACTGAAAAGATTAACGAAGCAAAGTCTGAAATAAACGAGTAATGGCTGAACGCAAAGACCGTATGGCTTTGCTTTCAAGATACAGCAAGTATCATACCGCAAGGTACGAGTCAAAGCCATCACTTAATCTAAACGTAGAGCAGTGGGCCTCTGATGGCCTTGTAGAGTCATACGGACTTTCTGGGTGTTACGATATACTTGAGTATTACTTTTCAGTTGCAGAGAATCCGTCGTGGAACTACTTTGCTTATAACGCAGAAAAAATTTTACAGGCACAAAAAGATAAAAAAAGAGACGATGAAGAGAGAGCAGAGCGTAGAAGAATGGCAAAGGAGTGGCTAAGTGAATAATACAGAGTCCAAACTAATTACTGCAGTTCTTCAAGACAAGCAGATTCACGTTCTTTTACAGGCAAACGTAGACAACTTGCTCAGAACTCATGGAGATATCTGGAACTTTATCAGGCTATACTTTGAGAATAACAAGTCTCTTCCTCCTGCAGAACTTGTAACAGAAAAGTTTAGAGACTTCTCACCAATAGACAATGTTGGTGCAACTAAGCACCATTTAGAAGAGTTGCAGGGCGAATACTTAAATGACAGCCTAAAAGATATATTAAGGTCTGCTGCAACTAATGTTCAGAATAACCAAGGCAATGTTGCACTAAATGATTTAATTACACAGACATCAGAGTTAAAGAAAAATACTTCAGCAATTCGTGACATTGATGTAACAGACTTAGAGTCTGCAATTGCATACTTTGAAAACCTAAAGATTCAACAGGCAGCAGGTCATGTTGGAATTAAAACAAATCTTCCAGGATTCGACAACTATCTTCCTTCTGGAATTATGCCAGGGCAGTTAGGAGTCTTCTTAGCATACCCAGGTATAGGAAAGTCCTGGATGGCTCTTTACTTTGCTGTACAGGCCTGGAAGCAGGGTAAGACACCACTTGTAATCTCTCTTGAGATGTCTGAGACAGAAGTTCGTAACCGTGTCTTTACAATTATGGGAGAAGGACTTTGGTCACATAGAAAACTATCTAACGGAGATGTTGAGTTAGACACTCTTAAGGCTTGGCACGAAAGACACTTAAAGGGTAAGCCAGAGTTTCATATTATTTCAAATGACCAAGGTGGAGAAATCAACCCATCAGTTCTTCGTGGAAAGATTGACCAGTACAAGCCAGACTTTGTAATCGTTGACTACCTTCAGTTGATGGCTCCAAACCAGAAGTCAGATAATGAAACTGTACGAATGAAGAACCTTTCACGAGAACTTAAACTGATGGCTATTGGTGAAGAAGTTCCTATCATTGCTATCTCATCTGCTACACCAGACGATGTCAATGATCTTAGCGGTGTGCCAACTCTTGGACAGACAGCATGGTCGAGACAGATTGCCTACGATGCAGACTGGGTTATTGCCTTGGGCCGTGCATCCAATAGCGACATTATTGAGTGTGCTTTTAGAAAGAATCGTAATGGATTCATGGGAGATTTTTTAGTCCAGGTTGATTTTGACAAGGGATACTACAGGTACAAAGATTATGAAGATAAGTAGTTATAATATGGTATGTCGAAAAGTAAGGAAAATATTCCGCCTACCTTCTATCATCATAAGCCTATCAAAAAGTTTTACCTTGATGGGGTTATACATGATGAGTCAGCACTTGGCAGACTTAAGGAAGAGTATGTTAGACTCCTTGAGTCAGAGATGCGACTTTCGGGGTATGTTCCAAGAATCGATATATTACCAGACTTTACATTAGACTATAACCACAATAAAAAATATTTTGAATTTCAGTTAACAGTACACGGAACATATACGGGGAGAAAACAAAGCGAATGGATAGCAGGAATAGACGGAAGCACAGCAATCTATACACAAAAGAACAAATCAAAAGAGTTCTCACAGGAACAGGTGTAACGATTGAGTCTGAGGTTGACTCAGACTATATTATTTTTTGTCCATATCACAACAACAACAGGACCCCAGCGGGAGAAATAGATAAAAACAACGGAACCTTCTTTTGCTTTGCATGCCACCACGTAACTGGATTTATCGAATTTGTTATGCACATGTCAAACAGGACATACTTTGAGGCTGCAAGATTTATAAAGAGCAAAGAGACAGATACAAGTATTGAAACAGACATTGACAGGGCACTATATAAAAAGCCAGAGTTTACAATGTTTGACGAGTTAGTTCTTAAGCGTCTACATAATAACCTTTTATCATCTGATAGAGCAAAAGATTATTTTACTTATAGGAAAATAACAAAAGATTCTGCTTCTAAATTTTCTTTAGGGTATTCAGATAAACAAGATATGGTTACTGTTCCAGTTCACAGTCCAGATGGCTTACCAATTGGGTTTGTTGGCAGATCGATTGAAGGTAAGGAGTTTAAAAATACTCCAGGACTTCCAAAGTCTAAGACATTATTTAATTTGCATAGGGTAAAAAGTTCTGGAACAGTTTACGTTGTTGAGTCATCATTTGATGCCATCAGGCTTGATCAGGTAGGACTTCCTGCTGTCGCTACACTTGGATCAAATGTTTCTAATATACAGATAGAGTTGCTTCAAAAGTACTTCAATGATATAATTGTTATTGCGGATAATGATGAAGCAGGTGGAAATATGAAAACCAAGATAGTTGAAAAACTTGGTTCTCGTGTATCCGTAATACAACTAAATAAAGAATATAAAGATATAGGCGACATGGACGATAAGTCAATTAAAGAACTGGACTTCCAGTTTGACAAATCAATACAGTCTATGCTAAACTAACATAACGACACAAAGGAGAAACACATGGCAATACTAAGAGGAATCAAAGAGATGGGCCCAGTACTAGATGGCCCAAAGGGTGGCGACGGCCCAAAGGTTAAGTGGCTAAAACTTGCAGACGGTCAGTCTGTAAAGATTAGATTTTTAGAAGAACTTGACGAAGACTCAGCAAACTACAATGCAGAGCGTGGTCTAGCAATCGTTGTATCAGAACACACAAACCCAAAGGACTACAAGCGCAAGGCTGTAGACACAATGGATACAGAAGGTCGTGACTGGGCTGAAGAAATGCACCGCAAGGATCCAAAGGCTGGCTGGAGAGCACGTCTTCGTTTCTATTGCAACGTTCTTGTAGACGATGGCATTGAAGCACCATATGTTGCAATCTGGTCAATGGGTATCAGCAAGCAATCATCATTCAACACAATTCGTGAGTATGCACTTGAAACAGGAAGCATCTCAAATGTACAGTGGAAGTTAAAGCGTAATGGTCAGGGAACTGAAACTAACTACACACTAATTCCATCTGCACCAGACAAGGAACCATTTAACTGGGGAGACATTAAGCCTTACCCACTAGAATCTGCACTACGCAAGGTTCCTTACGCAGAACAAGAAGCGTTCTATTTGGGCTTTGATGGCCCATCTGCCACTTCAGCAACAAACGCTGATTGGTAATATGAACTACGTCGGCTTACATGTCCATACCCATTTTAGTTTATTTGATGGGATTGCTACTCCAGAAGAATACGTGAACCGTGCAGTTGAGTTAGGGATGCCAGCAATTGCCATCACTGACCACGGTACTTTATCTGGGCATAGGGAACTGCACCGTATTGCAAAAGCAAAGGGCATTAAGCCAATTCTAGGTCTAGAAGGATACATGTGTGCAGACATATCTGATACACGAGATAAGTCTGAAAGAGAAGGTCAACAAGACCTTGTCTACAACCACATTATCCTTCTAGCCAAGAATCAAATTGGTTTGGAAAACCTTAATAAGATTAGTGAACTATCTTGGACAGATGGTTTCTTTAAGAAGCCAAGATTTGATTTTACTATATTAGAAAAATATAAAGAAGGAATTATTGTTTCTTCTGCTTGCCCAAGTAGCGTTTTAGTTAAAGCACTTGAGGAAGAAGAGTTTGCTCTTGCAAAGAAATACATCTCTTGGTTTAAAGAGCGCTTTGCTGATGACTACTACATTGAGGTTATGCCTCACAATGAAGCACACATAAATAAGTATTTAATAGAACTTGCGGATGAGTTTGATATCAAAGTTATTGTTACACCAGACTGCCACCATGTTGACCCATCACAAAAAGAAGTTCAAGAGTTTAAGTTGCTTATGAACACACATGGTAAGTTTGTAAAAGATACAACATATGAAAAATCAAAGAAAAAAGGCAACATGATGCAGCGCCTTGATTATCTCTATGGCGAAGACCGTCAGATGTCATTTAATAAGTTTGACATCCACCTTCTATCTTATGAAGAGATCAAAGCAGCCATGGAAGCGCAGGGTATTGATAGACCAGACATCTACTCAAACACACTCCTATTAGCAGAGACAGTAGGAGACTATGGCATTCAAGAAGGACTAAACCTTTTACCAGTACAGTATAAGAGTCCTGACAAGGAACTTGCAAAGGCTGCATTGGAAGGTTTGGTAGAGCGAGGTTTGTCAGAAAACCAAGAGTACCTTGATAGACTTGAAGAAGAGTTGCAGATTATTAAGGATAAGAAGTTTGCGCCCTACTTCCTTGTTGTAAGTAACATGATCAACTGGGCCAAGAAGGAAGAGATTATGGTAGGCCCAGGTCGTGGCTCATCTGCTGGTTCTCTGGTTTGTTATGCATTAAAGATTACAGACATTGATCCTATTGAGCACAATCTTTTGTTCTTCCGCTTTATTAATCCAGAGCGTAACGACTTCCCAGATATCGATACAGATATTCAAGATACTCGTCGTGAAGAAGTTAAAGATTATCTTGTTAGACAGTATCGACATGTTGCATCTATTGCCACCTTCCTTGAGTTTACAGGTAAGGGAATTGTTAGAGATGTTGCACGAGTATTAAACATTCCTCTATCAGATGTTAATAAGGTTTTAAAGACTGTAGATACATGGGATGATTTCTGTACATCAAAATCAACATACGAGTTTCGTGAGAAGTATCCAGAGGTAGAGGTTTACGGAGAACAACTTCGTGGTCGAATTCGTGGCACAGGTATTCACGCTGCTGGTGTTGTAACTGCAAAAGAACCAATCTTTAGGTATGCACCACTTGAAACAAGATCATCTACTGGGTCTGACGAAAGAATTCCAGTAGTTGGTGTTGACATGGAAGAGGCTGAAAGAATTGGTTTAATTAAGATTGATGCGCTTGGTCTTAAGACATTGTCTGTTCTTAAGAATACAATTGATATTATTAAAGAGCGAGATGGAAAGAAGATCGACCTTCTTAAGATCAAGATGGATGATGCAAATGTTTATCAGATGCTATCTGACGGATATACAAAGGGAGTGTTTCAGTGTGAAGCAGCACCATACACAAACCTTCTTGTTAAGATGGGTGTCAAGAATCTAAATGAACTTGCAGCATCAAATGCTCTTGTTCGTCCAGGTGCAATGAATACTATTGGTAAGGACTATGTTGATCGTAAGCATGGTCGTCAAAACATTTCCTATACTCACCAAGTACTAAAACAATTTACGGAGGACACATATGGCTGTATTCTTTACCAGGAACAGGTTATGCAAGCATGCGTACACCTTGGCGGTATGTCCATGTCGGAAGCAGATAAAGTTAGAAAAATCATTGGCAAGAAAAAAGATGCTAAAGAATTTGATCAGTTTAAAGAGAAGTTCGTAGAGGGTGCATCTAAGTTTATTGCTCCTAACGCTGCTCGTGATCTATGGCATGACTTTGAGGCTCACGCAGGGTATTCATTTAATAAATCTCACGCAGTAGCATACTCAACGCTATCCTATTGGACAGCATGGTTAAAGTATTATTACCCACTTGAGTTTATGTACTCAGTGCTAAAGAATGAAAAGGACAAAGATGCAAGAACTGAATACCTTATTGAAGCAAAAAGAATGGGCATTAGCATTAAGTTACCTCACATTAACGATTCGGATATTGATTTTAAGATTGAGGGTAAGGGCATTAGGTTTGGACTCAGTGCTATCAAGTTCATATCTGACAAGATTGGTGAGAGATATATCTCAGCACGACCTTTTAGTTCATATAAAGAACTCGAAGAGTTTACCTTTACAAAAGGAAACGGAGTAAACAGCCGTGCACTCCAGGCACTAAAAGTAATTGGTGCAGCAACATTTAATGATAATCCCAGAAATGATCAGGAGATTAAAGAGAACCTGTATGAATACTTAAACCTTCCAGAGTTTAATATTACAATACCTTCTCATTATTATGCGTTCATTCAGGATATTGTAGACTTTGAAGAAAAAGGATCATACATTTTTATGGGTATGGTAAAATCTATTAAACGAGGAACAGGATGGTCACGAGTTGAAATTTTGGACAAAACTGGCAGTGTCGGTATATTTGATGATGAAAATACAACTATTGAGACAGGTCGTTCTTATCTGGTCTTGTGTAATGATAATAGGATTGTTTCTTTCATACCTTCAGATGAGATAAAAGAATCATCACATGCTCTTGTAAAGTTCTTAAGTTATAAGCAACTTCCATACAAAGATGATGAAATGTTTGTAGTCTCTTTTAAACCAAGAGTTACAAAGACTGGCAAGAAGATGGCATCTCTTACACTTGCAGATACAAGTAGAGATCTGCATTCTATTACAGTTTTCCCTACATCTTTTGCAAAAGCGTACATGCATATTGAAGAAGGAAAATCTTATAAGTTTGATTTTGGTAAGACTAAAGACGGAACCGTAACATTGGAGGATGTACATGTCAGTTAGTATAGAAGAAGCGTTAGCACAACTTGACCCAAAGTTAAGAAAGAGATTGGGTAGCGGGGTAGGAGTTAACTATGAGTACCAGCCTACACCCAGTTTTGGTTTGAACCGTGCCTTGGGTGGTGGGCTTCCTTACGGCAGACAAGTCCTTATCTGGGGTTCTAAGTCTTCTGCAAAGTCCTCTATGTGCCTTCAAATGATTGCTTTAGCACAGGCAGAGGGCAAGTTGTGTGCATGGATTGACTCAGAGATGTCGTACTCAGAAGAATGGGCTAGAACTCTTGGTGTAGATCCAGAAAAACTAATCTACTCACAAGCAAGAACTATCAGTGACATGGTAGATGTTGGAGTAGGGCTGATGAATGCTGGAGTTGATTTAATTGTGGTAGACTCTATTACATCTATGCTTCCTGCAATTTATTTTGAAAAGGACACAGATGAAATGAAGGCTTTGGAAAACACAAAGCAGATTGGAGCAGAATCCCGTGACTTTAGTAACGCATGGAAAATGCTTAACTATGCAAACAATAAAGTTAAGCCAACTTTGCTTGTTCTCATTTCTCAGTCTCGTAATAATATTAATGCTATGTATACTAGCCAGCAGCCTTCTGGTGGTCAGGCTACTAAGTTTTATTCCTCATGTATTATTAAACTCTTTTCTTCAGAGTCAGACAATCAAGCGATTAAGGGAAAGATCAAGGTAGGAGATAAATTAATTGAAGAAAAGATTGGTAGAACTATTAAGTGGGAACTTCAGTTCTCCAAAACCTCTCCAGGGTTCCAGTCTGGTGAGTACGATTTTTATTTTAGAGGTGACGATATTGGTCTTGATACCATTGGTGATTTGGTTACTACCGCAGAATTAAACGGCATTGTAGAGCGTACAGGTGCCTGGTACATACTTCCTGATGGAACAAAAGTGCAGGGCAAGGAAGCGTTTGTTAATCGTGTAAGAGAGGATCTTGACTTGCAAGAATCAATCAAGGCTAAACTAAATGGCTAGTTATACAGTTTATAATGGAAAGTTTGTTTGCCATGAATGCAAAGCAGAGGTTAAATCTTTAAGGCTTTATGCAGATACAAAAACTGCAACATGGATGTGTCCAAGTAAACACCTAAGTACTGTTAAGTTTGGAAAGCAGAAATGGAAGGGTAATGACAGAGAAGAGTGAGTCTAAGAGAATAGGTGCTAAGCAGCACAAGAACTCTGGTCGCAATACTCAAAAGGGAGATGCTTCCTGGAAAAACTTTGTTGTAGATTTTAAAGAGGTTGGAAAATCTTTTACTTTGAATAAAGAGGTTTGGGCTAAGGCAACAACAGATGCCATGAAGAATGGCAAGGACCCAGCCATCGTTGTGGTAATGGGCGAGGGTAATGCAAAGGTAAGACTTGCTATAATTGAGATGAGTATTTTAGAAAACATGGTGGAGGAATAATGGAACAGCAGGGAACAACAATAGATATGGTAAACGGTCTTGCAGAGATTGCAGACTATATGGAAGACGAAGAACTAACAGTTGCACTAACAATGATTGCTAAACTAATTATAAAGCCAGACATCCCAATTAATGTTGCTCACGTAGAGATAGTGCGACTTCAGGCAATTGCTGCAAAAATGGCTTTTAAGGCTACATGGATGGCAAATGTTGACAAGTCAGATCGTGGAAAAAAGAATCTTTATTATACGGCAGCAGAGTCGCTTAATAATTTAGTGTCTGCACTCAAATATATTACACGCTAATCTGCTATACTTATACTAATAGAAACGAGTAAAAAATGACAAAAAGTTTATTGCAACAGATTATGGTAAAGCAGGAAAAGCCACCAGTACACTCAATAGATGTTGCTGGCTTGACTGAAAAAATTCAGTCTGGTTATACTGTTAACCGCATTGACAAACAGACACAGAAGAAGACTTTTGCACCATCTACAATTGCCTACGGGCATGGAGAGTGCCCAAGATATTGGTACCTTGCTTTTGATGGTCAGATGTTTGAAGATGATGCAACACCATATAGCGCAGCCAATATGACTGCAGGAACAAAATCACACGAAAGAATTCAGGAAGCAATGAGAAATGTTCCTGATTTTCTTGTAGACGAAGAGTTTAAAATAACTTATACTGATCCGCCAATCTTTGGCTATGGAGATGTTATGATTAATTGGCAGGGAGAAGAACTCCTTGGCGAAATTAAAACAATGATGAATGAAGGTTTTGAGTACCGTAAGGCACATATGAAACCTAAGACTGGACACCTTGTTCAGTTACTTATTTATATGAAGATTCTTAAGAAAGCAAAGGCTGTTCTTATTTATGAAAATAAAAACAATCACGAGTTGCTTATTCTTCCAGTAGAAGTAAATGATTATTATCGTCGGTGGGTAGACCAGACGTTTGAATGGATGAGATCAGTTCGTAAGGCTTGGGTCGACAGAACTCTGCCTGAAAAGAACTATCGTTCAAATTCAAAAATTTGCAAATCATGTCCTATTAAAAAGGCTTGTGCAGATGCTGGCAAGGGAGACTTTAAACTAAAGTCCTTGGAGCCTATAGATGAAGCATTGTCAATGGTGTGATAAACAATTTAAAACAGATATAGCATATCAAATATATTGCTCACCAGAGTGTAGAGACATGGCAACAAAAGAAAAAATTGCTGCAAGGTATATAGTTTCTAGACGACAAAAAAGAAAAGGAAAGGAAAGAAATTGTAAGTCATGCAAAGAGCCTTTGTCAATATATAATGACGAAACTCTTTGCGTAAAATGCAATGTCAACCCTTCAGATGTAGCAAAAGCGTTAAAAAAAATTAAGGATAATTTAAAATGAAATTAGCAGAGGCAATAGGAACTAAACCTCCAAAAACTATTTGTGCTATCGATGCAAGCACTAATAGTCTTGCCTTTGCTATTTTTGATACACAGGAAAAAACATTAAAGTCGGTAGGCAAGATTAACTTTAAAGGCAAGGACACTTATGAAAAGGTTATGGATGCTGGACAAAAGGTAAAGGCCTTTCTTGATATATACGAAGGGTTTGAGGCTATCGTCATTGAGCACACAGTGTTTATGAATAGCCCTAAGACTGCTGCTGATCTTGCTCTTGTACAAGGCGCTATTCTTGGAGCAGCAGGACAGTCTGGTACGAAGGTTATAGGAAAGGTAGCGCCAATTACTTGGCAGAACTTTATTGGAAACAAGAAGATATCTAAAGATGAAAAACTATTTATTAAGTCACAAAACCCAGGGAAGTCAGAGTCATGGCTTAAGTCTTATGAGAGAGAACTAAGAAAGCAAAGAACAATTAGTTTTATTAACATGCAATACGACAGAACAATAACAGACAACGATGTGGCAGATGCCTGCGGAATTGGTCATTGGGCAATTAAGAATTGGAATAAAGCAGTAGGGTGGACTGAATAATGCCAGAGTTAAATGCAAACATACCACCAATAAATTGCTATGTGCGTGGAAACTATTTAAGAAATCACCAAGATAGCCACGATAAATACTTTGAGTGTGTTGTTTTTGGTGTGTCAAGTTTGAAGTCCAGAAGCCCATTGTTCCACATTATGATGCCAGATGGTGGACTTTGGTGGAGACTTCCAATCTCTGCATTTTGTACTGAGCCAGGAGTACCTGAAGTAGATCTTCACAATTTAGTTTTGTGGAATTCTTTTAGCCATCACATTGCAGTAACTCGGTTTGAAAATTTAACTAACCTTAGAATGTCTTACATTGATAGAACAAAAACAATGCATAAAGGAACCTATCTATTCACATTAGACTGGCACAATCCAGATACAAATGTTTTAGATGACGGCTACTCCGAAAGCCCTGCAGACCATAAATGTGGGCATGTTATACAAAGAGATGATGGGAATTTTGCCATTCAGCCTAACAACAGAGTTCGTATTTATGAGCCATCATTTACACTTGAAAAAGAATACCTGATTGATAGAATAATTAATGAGAGAAAATATGATGTTGAAAATCAGGATAAATGGATTATGGAAAACTCTAATAGATTTAATTATGATATAGAAGAGAAAGGGGTTGACAATTAATACCGTGGGTGCTAAACTATATACAAGCGAAGTCTATATGCGTAAGAGATATCTTGTGGATAAAAGGACTCCAGAAGAAATTGCTAAGGAGTGTGGTGCTAGTGTTGAGACCATCTATGTCTACCTTGCAAAATTTAAATTAAGGAAATCAAAGCGATGAAAAAGATTAAGTATATGCTTTTTATATTATCATTAGTAGCAGCAGTTGGTATCTCCTATGCCACTGCAACACTGCGTAATATGCCAGAAGCGTTTGACTGGGAGGAAGATGATGAGTGAAAACCTGAACATAACGGTTGACCAAGTTAACCACCCAACACACTACACAACAGATCCTTCTGGGGTGGAATGTATTCAGATTACACGCCATCGCAACTTTAACATTGGCAATGCTTTTAAGTATCTTTGGAGAGCGGGTATCAAGGATGAATCAAAAACTATTCAGGATCTTGAGAAAGCAATCTTTTATATTAAAGATGAGATCAATAGATTAGAAGGTAAGTATGTCAACTGAAGATGATTTAGTTAAGCACCTTGACCAGGTTAATCAGGTAGTAGAAGAATACCTAAAGGGCAACGATCCAACAGCAATTTCAAAGCAACTTGATATACCAAGACAAAGAGTGGTTACACTTATTAATGAGTGGAAAGTCATGGCATCTGCTAACGATGCTATCCGTGCTCGTGCTAAAGAGGCATTAGCAGCAGCAGACACACACTACAGCAAGTTAGTCTCTCGCACGTACGAAGTTATTGATGAGGCATCAATGACAAATAATCTTAGTGCAAAGACTGCAGCAATTAAACTTGTAATGGACATTGAGTCTAAGCGTATTGATATGCTACAAAAGGCTGGACTTCTTGAGAATAAAGAACTTGCTGAAGAGATGATGGAAATTGAAAAGCGTCAAGAGATTCTTGTTCTTATTCTAAAAGATATTGCCTCAGAGTATCCACAGGTTCGTGATGAAATTATGCGTAGACTTTCTGCATTTGCAAAAGACAATGAGGTGATTACAGTTGTCCACGATGTTCAATGAGTTTCTTGAAGCACTACAGGACGATCATTTTAATGAGATACCAGTAGACGCAAGAACATTTGTTGAAGGTGAAGCATACCTTGGACAGCCACCACTGTCTGACATTCAGTATGACATCGTAGAGGCCATGAGCCAGATCTATCGCAAAGAAGATCTCATTAATATTATGGGAGAAGAAGAAGGAACAAGATACTACGACAAGTACACAAAGAACGAAATCATTCTGCAACTTGGCAAGGGATCTGGAAAAGACTTCACATCAACCGTAGCATGCTCATACATCGTATATAAACTTCTATGTCTTAAAGACCCAGCAAAGTATTTTGGTAAGCCATCTGGAGATGCTATCGACCTAATCAATGTGGCTATTAACGCTCAACAAGCAAAGAATGTTTTCTTTAAAGGTTTTAAATCAAAGATTGAAAGATCACCATGGTTTGTAGGAAAGTATTATGCTAAAGCAGATTCAGTTGAGTTTGATAAATCAATTACTGTTTATTCTGGTCACTCAGAGCGTGAGTCACATGAGGGACTAAACCTTCTTCTTGCAGTGCTTGATGAGATTTCTGGTTTTGCATCTGAGGTTGGAACAGGTAACGAACAAGGCAAGACTGCTGACAACATCTATAAGGCTTTTCGTGGATCAGTAGACTCTCGCTTCCCTGACCTTGGTAAGGTTGTTCTTTTGTCTTTCCCAAGATATCCAGGAGACTTTATTTCAGAAAGATACGAAGATGTTATTGCTGAAAAAGAAACTATAGAACGAACACATAAGTTTACTATCAATCCATTGCTTCCAGAAGACAGTGCAGACAATTCTTTTGAAATTTCTTGGGACGAAGATCAAATCACATCATACAAATATCCAGGAGTATTTGCATTAAAGAGACCTACATGGGAAGTAAACCCTACACGTAAAATTGATGACTTTATGATTGCATTTTTAACAGACCTTGGAGATGCTATGATGCGCTTTGCATGTGTACCAACTTTTGCTTCTGATGCATTCTTTAAACAGGCAGACAAGGTAAGAGCATGCATGACACTAAGAAACCCAGTAGACACTTTTAAAAGATTTGATGAATCATTTAAGCCAGACCCAACAAAGAAGTATTATGTACACGCTGACCTTGCACAGAAACACGATAAGTGTGCTGTGGCTATTGCACATGTGGAAAAATGGGTAAACATACAAGTAATTAATAACTATGAACAGGTAGCACCAATCGTAGTAGTAGATGCAGTAGCATGGTGGGAACCAAAGGTAGAAGGCCCAGTAAATCTATCAGAAGTTAAACAATGGATTCAAAATCTTAGAAGGCTTGGATTTGATATTGGAATGGTTTCTTTTGACCGTTGGCAATCATTTGATATACAAAATGAATTGAAGCAGGTTGGAATGAGAACTGATACTGTTTCTGTTGCCAAGAAACATTATGAGGATATGGCTATGCTCGTGTATGAGGAAAGACTTGCCATGCCAGCAATTGATTTATTATTTGATGAACTAACACAGTTAAAGATTATGAAAAATGATAGAGTTGACCACCCACGCAAAAAGTCAAAAGACTTGGCCGATGCTGTGTGTGGTGCTATTTTTGGGGCTATATCTCATACCCCTAAAAATACAGACAGTGAAGTAGAGGTTCATACTTTTAGAGACAGATCTAAGCGAGTTGACGAACTACCTGAGAACGTGATACAATATAAACCTATGCCAGATGACGTAAAAGACTATTTGGATAGATTAAATCTACTATAAATAAGGAGAAATACCGAATGAATTCATTCAAGAAAATCGCACTAGCCGTGGTTGCAGCCATGACTTTGGGCATGGTCGCCGTAGCACCTGCAAATGCTACAGTAATGACAGTAGCGGTAACGCTAGATGGAACAGCAAATACAACTAATGGTGTAATTGCTACCCCTGCCACATTGCCAGTACCAGCAGATAACACAATCGATGCAGCAGATGCATTACGCTTTGTGGCAACAGTAGCAGCAGGAACATCAGTTTCTGCAGTAGCAACTAACGCAACAATCGTATCAGCACTACACACATCAGCAGCACCAGTCGGAGCATCGTCAGGATCATCATCTTTGACAATCGCAACAGGCACTGGAACAACTGCAACATTTTTTGTCTACACAAAGACAACAGCAATTGGAACCGTTGTAATTAACAATGGTGGAACAACTCTTACATACTATGTACAGGGTACTGCTGGTAAGATCAACAACCTAACAGTTTCAGCACCTTCAGCAGGTGCAGCAGGAACTAAGCAGGATATCGTTGTAACTGCAACAGATGCATTTGGCAACAAGGTATCTGGCAAGTCAATTACAGCAACCGTATTTGCTTCAACAGCAGTTATGGATACAGCAACAGTAACAACTGGTGCTACTCTAACAGACTTTGGAACAGCAACCTTTAAGGCTACTCTTCCAACAACAGGAACACGCTCACTAATTACTTTTGCACCAACAACATCATCAGATGCAGTTTCAGCAGCAGTAGTTGGTTTGACTGCTCCAACACTTGCACCATTCGCAGAGATTGCAGTTCGTGATCTAGTATCAGAACTTGCTGCTGAGAAGGCTGCAAAGGATGCAGCACTTGCTGCTAAGGCTATTTCAGATGCTGCAGTTGTAAAGGCTAACGCTGATGCTGCTGCTGCACTAGCAACAGAGAAGGCAGCATCTGCTGCTGCTCTTGCTGCTGAGAAGGCTGCTTCTGCAAAGGCTCTTGCTGATGCAAAGGTCGCTTCTGATGCAGCACTTGCTGCTAAGGATGCACAGATTGCCAAGTTGACTGCAGATAATGCAGCAGCACTTGCTTCTTTGAAGAAGGCATTCAACACACTAGCAAACAATTGGAACAAGAAGAATCCAAAGGCAAAGGTTACTCTAGTTAAGTAATTTAGTCCAACACTAAAGGGGTTGCCAATTATGGTAGCCCCTTTTTTGTGCAATAAAATGGTATAATCATCCTATCAGACATCAGGTCTGCAAGGGGGAAAGGTAAATTAAAAGACTAATACGCATACTAGCAGCCACACTTTTAGCATTCGGCTGGCTCATTATCTCCCCAGAAGGTGCCCACTCTGACGATCCACTCACAGTTGCAGCCCAAGAAATACAGGAACTTAACGATAGCGTAGACGATCTTGGCTACCAAGATGATTTTATAGATCTTATAGAGATAGCAGAAAATAAGTTTGCCTCAGCCACAAATGCGAAGGAACTTAAAGATGATGCCTATGATGCCCACGAAGATGCAGTAGAAGCAGAAGCCACAGCCTTAGAAGCAAAGAACCTTGCCCAGTCAAATGTGGATGGTCAGACAGCCACAGTAGCCTTGGCCCTTGAACATAAAGAGAACGCTCTTGAAGAAAAGAATGATGCTCAAGATGCACTAAGCATAGCCAACATTAATGTTCAAACCACTCAATCAAATATGCAGAGTGCTGGAGGAACAGGTTTGGCATACACTGTTTACACTCTTGTTAGACAGGGTAATGTTGCTACCCCAGGATCTGTTCTTTGTTCTGGCACCTGGAACTCAAGCAGCATGCAACTTCCAGTGTGCGGAAATAGATATGAAAACCTTATAGTTAAATTTACTGGACAGATAACAGTCCCTTCATGGTTTACACAAACCTACTTTGCAGGATATACGGATGATGGTTTTAGGATGTATGTTGACGGACAACTTGCTGTTGATAACTGGGTAGAGCAAGGGACAACTTGGAGCGATTACTCTCCCGTATATGATGTTAGTGAAGACAAAACTTTAGATGTAGAAATATGGTGGTATAACGGTGGAGGACCAGGTTCCTACCTTCTTGGCTGGGGAATCCCTGGAGGGTGGACTGGTGCAGGATGTGATTATGCTGGAAACCCAAGAGTATGGGGACAAAATTTTAGTTGTAATCTTAATACATTTTCCTCTGGATCAGGACCAACTCAATCACAGTTAAATGCTTACAATGATGCTGTTGCAGCACAGGCTATAGCACAAACAAACTATAACAATAAATTGGCAGTATACAATGACAAACTAAGCGTATACAACTCTGAAAATTCAACACTGTCATCAATGAACCAGGTATTGCAAACAAAGACACAAGAACATCTTGATGCAGTTGCAGATACAGAAGATGCTTTAGAGTTGAAGAATAGCAGAATAGAAATATACAATCAGTCAATCCTTGACTTAAATAATGCTATTAGTGATGCTTGGGAATATTATTATTATCAGGCAGAAAGAGAACTTAATGCTGCTATTGCTCAAGCAGCAGCAAATGCTGCAGCCAATCAGCCTACCCCAGAACCCACACCAGAACCTTCTCCAGAACCGACTGAAGAGCCAACTGAAGAACCTACACCAGAGCCATCCCCAGACCCAACAGATGAACCAACTGAAGAACCTACACCAGAGCCTTCTCCAGAGCCTACAGTAGACCCTACAGACGAGCCTACACCTGAACCTACCCCAGAGGTTACACCAGATCCAGAACCAACTGAGGAGCCAGTTGTAGATCCTACTGAAGAACCTACCCCAGAGCCTTCCCCAGAACCTGGACCAGATCCAGAGCCAGAAGATAATCCTTGGACTGAACCAGATGCAGAAATCAAAGATGAAGTATTAGCAGCCCTCATTCCTGAAAAGGGAACTGGTACATCAGAAGATTTATCTGGAGTTATTGCTAACCTTACAAGCAAGGATAATAAGTTAGTTACTCTTTCCCCTGAACAAGTTACAGCAGTTAGCCAAACACTCAAAGCATTGACGCAAGAAGCAAAAGTAGAAGTTGCAGAAGACCTTGGTATTAAGCCGTCAGAAGTTGCACAGATTGCTGAGCAGATGAAGTCTAACCCAGCACTGGCAGAAGCATTCGTTGAGTTTACAGATAGAGCAGAATCAGCAGGGGATACACCAATGCCATTTACATTAGCAGATGCAGTAACAGAAGTACAAACAGAGGCATTTCTTGAGGATCCACTTGGTGCAGTATTTGAAGTGGATGTAGCAGAACTCCTATCTAATTTCTCTGAATTAGGTATGGACATGACAGATGATCAGAGAGAAAAAGCCCAGGAAGTCATTATCCCAGTAATCATTGTTTCACAGATTGCAAACGTAATGATTGGGATGAGGAGGTAATATGAAAATAATCAAAAAGGTTGTGAAGGGATTCTTCACATGGATAAAAGATGCAGGGGTGGAAATAATCGCACAAGCCTTTACCCTCCTTGGCTTCTTCATAGCATGGTTAACTTTGACGGGATCAGCAAGAGACATTGTTGGTATTGCAGTACTTGCAACCACAGTAATCTGGCTAATAACAATCCCACTAAGAAAGGAGGACTAAATATGGCAACTAAAAAGGTAGTAGAGCCTCCCAAGAAGGAGCACCCACAAAAGGCAATCACTAATATCTTGATGAGAATCGTAGCAGTTTTCGCTGCTTCTGGTCTATCAGTACTTGGTGCTGGAGCAGTTGTAGGAATTGACACAATACAGGCAGTATTCTTAGCAGGACTATTAGGCGTAGCAACTGTCATTGAAAGACTGGCAAGGGCTTTTTTGGACGATGGAAAACTCACATTGGCAGAAATCAATGATGCGTTTAAGACGGTAGACAAAAAGGCTAATTAGTCATTATTGACCTTAGTTGACAGCCCTCTCTGGGCAATGGTATACTTGAGTATCACCTATCTGGAGAGGGCTTTGTCATGACCTGTATTGTTGCTTTACGCCATGAAGAAAAGATTTATATGGCTGGAGATCGTGGAGCATCAGATGACGGAGTAATCCTTGCACTTGAATCACCAAAGGTTTGGAAAGTTGGACCTTATTTAATCGGATACGCTGGATCAATGGATGGTGACAGAATTAGACACAACTTTAGACCATCAGCACCTAACATTAAAGACACAGATAAGTATATGCATACTAAGTTCATTAAAGAACTTCGTGAATTCTATAACGAGTTTTGGATTGATACATCTAAAGATGGAGAACTTAGTTTGATTATTGGTATTCGTGGAGAAATATACGAGCATAGTTCTGGAGATATGTCTTTGTCTAAATACTCATTGCCATATATTTCTATTGGCTCTGGTTCAGAGTATGCATATGGAGTAATGTATGCAACAGACAAACAAAAAAATGCAAGGAATAGAGTACAACAGGCAGTATCTGCAGCAATTAAATTTAACCCATCCTGCATGGGACCAGTTGACATCATAAGCGCTTAGGAGTATACTTATAATATGAGCGAAGAATTTGAAGAGATCCTAAAGGACATTCAGAACATAGAGTCAGACTTTGATGAGTTTGAGATCTGGCTTGAAAATGGAATTGAGCGGGGATGGGTAACAGAGCCGTTCTGCAACACTCATGAGGGAGATCCCTATATGACAGATGAAGAACAGCAAGAATGGGAAGAGGGCGGAGACCCTTGCCAAGTAGTTTTAAAAATCAAACAATAATAAACAAGGAGAAAACAATGAAGAAAGTACTACTATCACTACTAACAATCGCACTTGCATTTACAGCAATTGCACCAGCACAAGCACAAGATGAAAGAGTCTTGGCAATTATTGACACAGCAATTAATGCAAAGAATTTTCCATCAATTATTCATGAGGTTTGCTTTACTACTGTAAAGTCTAAGATTGTTACTCAGAACATGTCATGTCCTAACGGAGAACTATTTATGGAAGGTCCAGGAGCAGCATCCGCACCATGGCCTTTGCAAAAGAACAGCACCAACTTTGATCTTAACAATTCAACTTTTCACGGAGACCAAATGGTAAAGGCTGCACTAACAGTTAATCCAAATCTAAAGATTGTTTTTATTAGATTTAGTGATGTTACAAGTCTTGGAAACTCACGAGGAGATGTAAGAGCACTAACCTCAGCAATTGACTGGGTATCAAAGAATGCATCAAAGTACAGCATCGATGCTTTATCAATTAGTCAGTCTTCAGTAAGTGCTAACAACCTTGCACTATGCTCAAAAAGTACAGTCGTAATTGATTCAGTTGCATCTCTAAATGCAAACAATATTCCAGTGTTCGCTGCAACAGGAAATGATAGACGAAAAGATGTGGTTGGTTTTCCATCATGCGTTAACGGTGTTATTGGAGTAGGAGCACTTGGAAACGCAACTCAACTTGAGGGACTAACCAACACAGGTCCTGGTCTTGATATGGTTGCACCTGGGAAAGTAAGCATTACTAAGTATAATGGTTCACCAATTGAAACTGCTGGAAGTTCTGTAGCAACTGCAGTATCAGCAGCATCATATGTAAATAGAAATACACATAAGACTTTTGGAGAGTACCTCTTGTCTCTTCCAAAGATTTTAATTGGCACTACATCTTATACTCGTAACTAATTAAAAGTCCTTGGTATGACTTAAAACTGCCTCAATGCCCTATAACTCAGTTGGTAGAGTGCCGAACTGTTAATTCGGATGTCCCTGGATCGAGGCCAGGTGGGGCAGCGCAAAACCAATGAAAGGGATAACAATGCAGGTTGCACCAACAAGCAGACAAGAAGAATTTGTAATAGACTTATTAGACAAAAAAACTGGCGGGTACTATGTAGAACTTGGAGCATATCATTCTGTAAAAGGAAGTAACACATATAGACTAGAAACAGAGTTTGACTGGAAGGGTGTGTCTTTTGAAATTGTTCCAGAATTGCATAAAGAAGTTTCAGAAAATAGAAAGAACCCATGTATTCTTGGCGATGCAACAAAATTTGATTATGTGAGATACTTTGAAGAAAATAGATTTCCAAAGCAGATTGATTATTTGCAGGTAGACATTGACTCTGGATACAAACTCAATGGAAGACCTGATGGGAATGCCCATCAATCTTTGCACGGACTTATTGCTGTCCCATTAAATAAGTATAGATTTACAGTTATTTCATTTGAGCATGATGCAAATATGTATTGGAGAAATGTTGCAATAAGAGATGCCCAACGAGAGATTTTAGATTCACTTGGCTACTCACTGGTTGTTAGAGAGTACCATGAGGATTGGTGGGTAGATCCAAATGTAGTAGATTTAGAAGGATACAGAAAATATTTGAGATGGCAATCCCTATAAATGGGCATACCCTGTCATGATATAATTATATTGTCATACCTACAAGGAGGAATAAAATGGCAGCAAAAGGATCAGTAGAAGCAATCATTGAGGTTGCAAAGAAAGAAGTGGGCACAATTGAAGGCCCAAAGGATAACGAAACAAAGTACGGTGCATGGATTAAGGTAAACTTCCAACCATGGTGCCAATCGTTTGTTTCTTGGTCAGCATTTACTGCGGGGGTAAAGTCATTCCCTAAGTCTGCATCAACAGTAGCAGCAGCAGACTGGTTTAAGAAGGCTGAGCGTTGGTCAGATGCTCGTAATGATGATCCAACTCCAGGAGACTGGATCTATTTTGATTTCCCAGAAGATGGTGTAAATCGCATTTCACATGTTGGTCTTTGCATTAAGAATAATGGTGATGGAACTATTCAAGTTATTGAAGGAAACACTTCAGGAACTGCAAAGGGAGATCAGCGCAACGGCGGAATGTGCGTAGAGAAGACTCGTGCATATGTAAAGAACAACAAGAAGAAGTTGGTTAACGCTGTTGTTGGTTGGGGCCGTCCAGTTTACACTGGTGAAGAGAATGCTCCACTATTAAATAAGATTGTTACATCTGCAACCTCTGCAGCACCAGTTAAGAAGGCAGAACCAAAGGAAATTAAGCCTACTGCAAAGAAGTCATCTGGTGGCGGAGGAAAGGGTCCAGTGGCTCTATAATGGAATCTAAAAAGAAATCACTACTAAAAACAATCAGTTGGCCATTTGTACATTTTACTTTTGTTGCTGGAATTTTATTTGCAGCAAGCCATATAATTTATGGTGAGGCTGAATGGGAGTATGTTGGACTATATGCACTTTCATACATGGCATTAGAAATGACATTCTATTACCTACATGAGAGAGTCTGGGCAAAGTTTGGACACAAGGTAAAATAATGCGTATTAAAATTATTAAGTTTGTTGTAAAGGCTTTAGGCTATGAATGGTCTGGAGATGAACTAAAACTGCCTGTTTGGTATATAAAAGAAAAGAAAAAGAAATAACATAATGGCATTATACGAATACGATTGTATGCCTTGCGGTCAAAGGTATACAAAAGAAAGATCAATTAAAGAAGACGATCCAGGGTACGATTGCGAAACTTGCAATCTGCCTCTGGTTCGTGTATACTCTAATATAGGAGCAGTATTCAACGGTAGTGGATTTTATTCCACTGATAACAGAAAGCGGTAGTATAATGTTTACAATGGTTAAAGATGAAGTAAGGCAAGAGTGGCAACTATCTCCAGCAGATCGATGCGATAGGTGCAACGCTGAGGCTTTGGTAAAGGTCTCTGGTATTAGCGGATACCTGCTATTTTGTGGTCACCATTACAACAACATCATGAACAACAAAGATGGGTACAAGAAGATGATGTCCTTTGCTTTGACGGTACTTGATGAGCGACAAAAACTAGTTAGTTAAACTAGTATGCTTATAAAAGAAAAGCAATATTCTCACGTTTTGTTTGTTCACATCCCAAAGACTGCTGGCTCGTCCATCTCTAAGGTGCTGAACGATAATAATTTAGATAACTGGAATAGGGCATGGCCAAGACACCATGACCCTTATTCCTATCTAAAGGAAGCAAACAAAATTGATGAGAGTGTTTTTTCTTTTTCTGTTGTAAGAAATCCATACACAAGGACTTATAGTTGTTATAAGCAATTTAATAAGGTTAACAAGACAGATATATCTTTTGTAAAATATTTAGACAATATTAGGCAAAACAATATATCTCCGATAAGCCCACTATTGCATCTTCCACAATCATTTTATATTATTGATAATGGCAGCCTACAGGTTAATAGATTATATAGGTTTGAAAACTTAAAAGAGTTAGAGAATGAACTTGGGTGGACACTTGGGTTTTATAATTTAGGAAACTATGTGGTAGAATCATATATGGAAGACTACACAGAAAAAGCAATAGATATGACTCAGGAACTATACAGTTCTGATTTCATAAACTTTGAATATTCTAAAGATTTTAGTAAAACCCTGGAGAAAAAATGAGAAAAACATTGGAAGACTTTAATTTTAAGCATCATGGAAAATATGATGTTGAGCCAATCAAAAATTACATAGATAGTTTTTCTAAAGAATGGTTTCTTAACACATCAAGGCAAGATAAGCACTATGTTCATAAAGATACAAACTCATATTTTGTTTATACTGCAGACCTTCGTTGGAAAGAGGGTAGTGAGTTTGCCACTGAGACTACATCCAACGACAAGAATTTGCTTGAACTGCTTGAGCCAATAGTGTCAGACCTTGAAAAAACACAAGACGGAGTTAGAGGTATGGTACTTTTGATTAAGTTAAAGGCAGGTCAGGACATAGCACCACACCATGACTCAGGAGATTATCTTATGCTTTCAAAAAGAAATCACATACCAATTGTGACTTCTGATGATGTATTTTTTGGCGTAGGTGATGAACAAGTTAAGATGGGTACTGGGGAATGCTGGGAAATCAATAACTCAAGAACTCATTTTGTAAAGAATGGTAGTAAAATAGATAGAGTGCATTTATTGATTGATATTATGCCAAACATAGAAATAGGGAAAAAATGATTATTCAAATTATTGGACTACCAGGTTCTGGTAAAACAGAATTAGCAAAGGCACTTAAAGAACGCATTAATGCTATTCATCTTAATGCAGATGAGGTTCGTGCAACAGTCAACTCAGACTTGGGGTTTGCACCAGAGGACAGACTTGAGCAGGCTCGTCGTATGGGAGAGATGGCAAGGCTTATTGCTAAGCAAGGCGTTGCTTCAGTAATTGTTGACTTTGTATGCCCAACAGATCTAACTCGTGCAGCATTTGGCAAGCCAGACATTTTAGTATTCATGGACACTATTGCTGAGGGTAGATTCGAAGACACAAACAAAATGTTTGAACGACCAACCAATGCAGATGTATCTTTTATTAGTCACAACTTAGATGCAGAAGCAAAGGCATCTCACATCATCGATAAGTTTAGTCTTCATGATTGGTCTGCACCTACAACACTTATGCTGGGTAGGTACCAGCCCTGGCACGAGGGCCACCACGCCCTTTATAAAGAGGCAGGGAAGAGAACAGACCAAGTACTGCTTGGAGTCCGTAATACCTACAATACAAGCGATAAGGATCCTCTTAAGTTTGATCAGGTAAAGGAATATATTGCCAAGGACGACTTTATGGATGGTGCATTGGTATTAAGACTACCAAACATTACCAACATTGTATATGGTCGTGATGTAGGATACAAGATTGAGCAAGTGGATTTGGGGGCAGACATTCATGCTATATCGGCTACTGAAAAACGCAAGCAGTTGGGTCTTTAATTATTTAGAAGAGTCTGGTCGCTTAATGAACGAAGCAGAAGAGCGAATAATGTTTGGAGACAAAGATGAGCGTAAAGAAAAGTAGATCACTTGTTAAGTCTTTAACATGGAGAGTTGTCGCAATGGTTTCAGGGTTTGTGACTCTTTATGCTTTGAGCGAAGATATTAGTCTGGCTACTATTGCTACACTAATAACCAATGGGGTTAACTTTGTGGCATACTATTATCATGAAAGAATTTGGAATGCTGTTAGGTGGGGCAAGGAATGACAGTAACCAAGGCAAGGTCATTTGTTAAGGCACTTAGTTATCGCATATGGGGAACGCTTTCCTCTGTTGCTGTTGCCTATGTCATTACAAAAAACGCTTCTCTCTCTGTGACGATTGCATTTTGGGAAACGGTAGTTAAAGTATTTATCTACTACGCACATGAGCGTGGATGGAACTATATACAATGGGGAAGAAAGTAATGACAAAGAATATAGTTGTTGTTGGTGGAGGAAGTGCTGGATGGCTTACGGCGTTGACCGCAAAAAAGAAGTATCCAAAACTAAATGTTATTGTAATAGAGTCAAAAGATATTGGTATCTTGGGTGCAGGAGAAGGCTCCACACCATACTTACCTGCATTTTTAGAAACCTTAGATATAACTTTTGAAGACTTAGTAAAAAATTGTGATGCAACAATAAAAAATGGAATTAAATTTACAAATTGGAATAACGAAAATGACTTTTATTATCATGGTTTTGCATTTACGGACAATGCTCTTGGAACAGAGGCACTTTCTTCTCGGTTCTTGTCTGCAAGCCCAATGATGGTCTCAAGCATTGTATTAAATAATAATGTAAGGGATATAGACTTTACAGAAATAGTTTCAGAAAAAAATAAAGTTCCTTTTGTTCTTGAAAAAAATAAAGATGGGAATACTCTTTCAGATTATAAAAAGATAGGCTATACATCTTTTCATTTTAATGCTACAAAACTTGCAGCAAGATTTAAAGAGATAGGTCTTGAAAGAGGTATTGAAGTATTTGAGGACACAATAACTAATGTTCATTTAGATAAAGACAATAATGTAATCAGTTTGGACTTAGATGGTGGATCAAATATTCTGTGCGACTTTGTGTTTGATTGTAGTGGATTTCATAGGCTAATTATTGGAAAAACCTTTAACTCTAAATGGAAAAGTTATAAAGAATTTTTGCCAACAGATTCTGCAATTCCATTTTTCTTGGATATGACAGAAGAAATTCCACCATATACAGAAGCAATTGCAATGAAATATGGATGGATGTGGAAGATTCCTCTACAGACAAGGTTTGGTTGTGGCTATGTCTATGACTCGTCTCTGATATCAGAAGAAGAAGCAATTAAAGAGATTGAAGATTTCTTAGGCTTTGTTCCTCACTATCCAAGAAAAGATAAGGGTGGTTTTAAATTTAGCCCAGGAGCATTTGAGGAGCCATGGCAAAACAACTGTGTAGCAGTTGGCTTGGCAGCAAACTTTGTAGAGCCACTTGAGGCGACTTCTTTGTGGGTAAGTATGGTTGAATTGACTGAGATATTTGGTAGTCCAGACTTTCTAACCAATAATTCTCCTGAAATAAGAGCAGAGTTTAATAAGATTATTGTAAATATGAATGATGATGTTCTAGACCTTATATATTTTCATTACATGGCCCTACGCAAAGATACAAAATTCTGGAACAAATTTTCATATGAAAATGCACCAGAAAAAATAAAGAAAAAGTTAGACGCTTGGCAAAAAAGAATGCCAAGTTCACGAGATAACGGAAACCATTGGCACTCTAAGAGTTGGTTTTTGATTGGTTCAGCACAAGAAAAAATTAATAAAAATCTTGCAAAAGAATATGTAGAACTTTCTGATGAGTATAAAAAAGCAGTAGAAAACTATGAATATCACAGCAAGTACAGACAGTACAAAGTTTCAGAATGTACAAATCATAGGCAATTTTTGGAGGGACTAAAATGAAATTTAGAACAGAGTGGATTAATGCTCTAAAGACAATGAAGCATAAGTCTTATTGGAACCTACCAAATACGGTAGAGTTCTTTGCCTTTATGACCAAGGCAGCAATTATTATTCCAGGTCTTATTTTTGGTGTACAGTTTTGGTGGCTATACATCTTTGCATTAATAACCAGTTTATCTTTAATTTGGTCATCAACAGTAAAAACATTACCAACAATTATTTGGTTTAATATAATCTGGTCAATTCTTGCAGCAACTGCTATAATTAAGTATTGGGTCTAAGGGGGCACAAATGTTTGAATATTATGTAAAGAAAGTAACAAAAGTCGTTGATGGAGATACCATTGATGTCGATATTGATTTAGGGTTTGATATTTCTTTTAGTTCAAGGGTAAGACTGGCTGGTATTGATACACCTGAGTCTCGTACTACAGACAAGGCTGAAAAGGCTTTAGGACTGGAAGCAAAGGCTTATTTGAAGGCTGCTATTGACAGTGCTAAGTCTGTAGTGATCAAGACAGAGAAGATGGACTCATCAGAAAAGTATGGTCGCATCCTTGGTTGGGTCTACCTTGATGGAGATACCGTCTCAATTAATGACAAGATGATCAATGATGGCCATGCCTGGGGCTATATGGGAGAGACAAAGGTCAAAGATTTTGACGCTTTGAAGAAGGCAAGAGCAAAGTCAGGTAAGTAATATGGGGCTTAAAGAACAAGCCATGCTTGAACACTTAATGCTTCAGGGTGCTGTTGAATTTCAGGGTATAGATGAAGCAACTGGTGAGATGATGTATACAATTACTGATAAGATGAAAGAAGTCAGTCCAGATATATACGAAGAACTAAAAGATCAGTATGAGCACCACATGTTTCAACTAATTGAGCAGGGTCCTACAAGAATGACATGGAGAATTCGTCAATGAACTTTAAAGATGAAGATGATGCAATAGACCAATTAATCTTGGCTGGTGCCCTTGAAGTTTCTGGAATAGATATGGATACTGGTGAGCCTATATACAATTTTACAGAAAAGTTGATAGATATAAGCCCAGAACTACATAGGGAAGTATCTCTATATTTTTCTCGTGAGACTATGTCTTTGTGGAGCCATGGATTTTTAGATATGGATGTTACTGAAAAAAATCCAATAGTTACATTGACTCCTAAAGCGCTGGATCAGGAAGCGGTTTCTAAACTAAGTAAAGAGTCTCAGGCTACATTGAAAGAGATAATCAGAGTTATTCTTTTAGATAAGTAGTATAATTGTTTTGGAGACACTATGGAATACTTTTTAGGATCTGCGCTAACCATTTTAGCCATGTTTATAACAACAAGGCTAATACTTCCACGCACCCTAAAAACCAAAGTAAATAATATTAGATATAGCCAAAGCCATATACACACATTGGTTATGCCACTGCTTCCAGATCTTAAAACTTATAGAAAAAGGATGCCTACCCAGTCAAGCAAGCATGATGAAAAGGTAAACATAAGGGTTGTAATCCTTGATAACAAGGCTTATTTTGTTAAGGATGGAGGCTTTTATTGTGCTGATGTGGATGGAGATTCTATAGACAAACAGAGTGCAACCGTAGTTGACACGATGGGTATGGATAAGGTACAATTAGATAAGATGCTATTTATAATGGATCAACTTAGAGATGGGAAGAAAAATGATAGTGGGGATTCAAGGAACCAGTAGTTTTGATGACTACCAGGTTTTTCTTAGAGCCATGGCAGTTACAATGTCTTCTTTAAAAGAAGAAGATCCATATTTTTATATTTACTCTGCAGGACCTGCAAACATTAATTCTATGGCTATGGAGTTTGCAAACCTTTCAGAGCGAGGACTAAAGGCTCGTGGCAAAAGTATTAAGTATAAGGCTGTTGCCCCTTCATGGGTTGCAGAAAATATTTCAGATATAAACTACTTTGCTTTCTTAAGTAAAGAAAGAGAACAGGTCTCAAAACTTGTTGATGAAGCAAAAAATAATAATGTCGAATATGGCATTTTCAGATACTAACAAAGGAATAAAGATGCAAATTAAATCATTAGAGCAAATGGAAAAGATTGTTAATGCAAACAAATCTTTGGTGTGGGATGGATGGACAGTGGTAAATACTTATCCTTCTGAGAAGGGTAGAACAGCACCACAGGGTGCATTCGTAGATGGCAAGTGGCACCTACAGCGTCGTTTTGTACCTTCTAAGAATGGATGGGACATACCAGACAAGTTTGTAGGTTAGCATGCCTAAACATGAATGGAAAGACAATGCTTTATGTTTAGATTACGATACAAATTTATTCTTTGAAAAGTATGAAGATGATGAGTTGCTTAGACCAGCAATAGATAAACTATGCTCTATGTGTCCAGTATCAAAGATGTGTTTTGCCGTTGGAGTTTCACAAAAAGAATGGGGAGTTTGGGGAGGAGTTTACCTTGAAGGTGGGCAAATTTCTAAAGAGTTTTCTAAGCATAAGTCTAAATCAGACTGGGCAAACACATGGCAAAGACTAACAACGGAGCAATAAAATGTATACAGATTCAATGAGAATGGCTTTTCGTTCTATCAAAGGTCCAAAGGGTTTTGAACTTCAGATAGTAGATCATGACAATTTTTTAACAGTTAAAGCAAGTGAAAAACAGTTTATGAGTCTTTCGGGAGAAGAAAGAAAAGAGGCTGTAGAGTATATGATTCGTACAAAAAAAGCACTTGAAGAAAATGGAGCAATTGTTTTGTTAGTTAGAGAGGGCGGTAAAGATCTATGATTGAATTTATTTCTTTTGCATTTTTTATAATCTTATTTTTTGCTTTGATAGTAAACAATATTAGGTTTAATTTTAAGATTTCTGCTATATCTAAACAGTTGATTCAAGCACACATAGATAAAACAATCTTGGCTGAAAAACTATTTGAAGCATCAGCACGAAATTTGTTAAAAAAAGAAAATGACTCAGATGCTTTTTTAAAATTTGTTTCAGATTCTAGAGATTGGGCTTATCAGTATATAGAAGGTTTCCAGTCATCACTAAATAAGTTTATTACTGATATAGAACCAGAGATAGCATATTTTGATGAGTATGGAGAGGTTGGATCTGCTTATCCTCATTACCACTCAATGAAGAAAATTTCGGTGGCATACAAAGAACTAAAGAAACTACTACCAGAAGACTATGATAAAATAGAGTAATGATAGTCCTTAAATCAACTAAAAATCTTAGCATGTTCATATGCGAAGAGGAGTTGTGCCAGGATGAGGGAACACAGATTTGGGCAAGTTCTGAAAGCAGAATTGTAGAACTGTGTGATCTACACTATAGTCAGGCGACAAAATGAAATTTTATTATTTTGGTGGAGTAATTGGAGAAGAAGGATCTGTTAAGTCCCCAGCATATTTAGAAAAGCACCATTTTTCTGGAGTTATGTTCACACATGATATCCCTCAAGGAGATATATTTGTAAAGGCAGCATTAGATATAAAAGAAACTAAAAACATTAAATATTTAATTGCCATAAGACCATACACAATATCTCCTCAATACCTTTATATGATTAATGATTCTTTAAATAAGATAGATAAAAATAGGATTCAACTAAACTTAATTACAGGATATACAAAAGATCATGAGAATAGTTTTAATGGAATTGTTGGAGAGGTAAACGATCAATCAGACAAAGTTGCTAAAAGAAAATACATGACAGAGTTTCTAAATACACTAAATGAAATGCAGTCAGGAAAAAATCTTAGGTCCCCTTTAGATTTTTTTGTAACAACAACAAATCCAAGAGTTCTTGACACAGTAAATAAATATAACAATAAAATAATTCTTCCATACAGTTTATACAAAGATAATCTTTGGTTTAAAAAATATAATAAATCTTTAGATGTTTCAAGCAAACAAATAATGTTAGCAATTACACCAATTATTAGAGAGACTCAGGAAGAACTAGAATCTTTAAACAATTATGCATTAAGACCTGTATGGCAAAAAGGAGAAATACCAAAAGTAGTTAATGATGTGGGATACTTTACTCATAAAAGTTTTCATGAATTTATTAAACAGTTGAAGAAAGATAACATAAACTATTTATTAATTAATGCTGTTCCTCAAGAAGAAAATAATGTAATAATACCTTTTATTAGGGACTATGTTCAGTCAGAAGAGTATAGGGAAATAAACAAATAATGAAATTTTATTACTTTGGCGGGACATTTAATGAAAACGATACACTTGAAGACACATCTACCCTAAATAGTCATCACTTTGATGGAGTTATGTTTACCTATGATGCTACACAAGGAGATATGTTCGTTAGAGTTGCCAGAGATATCAAGTTAAACGAAAAAATTAAATACCTTATTGCAATTAGACCTTATACAATATCTCCACAGTACCTATATGCTATCAATCAATCAATAAGCGAGATTCAAAAAGATAGACTACAAATAAATATAATTGCAGGATACATCAAAGACCATGAAAGCAATGTTGGTGGAATTGTTGGTGATGTTAGCGACTCATCTTCTTCAGTTGAAAGATCAAACTATACTATTAAGTTTATTGAAAGTTTAGATGAGATATCAAAAAACAAAAAGAAAGAAGAGCAACTCGATGTTTATATATCAACGACTAACAACTATGTTTTTGATGCAGTTAAAAAATATAAAAATAAAATTATCCTTCCATACAGCATATATAAGCGTGGATTTTGGTCTGACTGGCTCAAAGATCCTTCATTAAAGATTGAGTTTGAAAGAGGTGACATTGAAATAATGTTAGCAATGACTCCAGTCATTAGAGAAACAAAAGAGGAACTTGAAACTTTAGCACATCATGCCATGAAGCCCGTATGGAAAAAAGGAGACGTTACAAAAGTTGTAGAAGATGTAGAATATTTTACACATGACAGTTTTCATGAATTTATTCAAATGCTTGAAGAAGATAATATTAATCACTTGTTAATAAATGCAGTCCCAAGATCAGAGTCTACAAAGATTGTTTCATTTGTAAAACATTATGTAGAATCAAGAAAAGATTTTGCTGGCCAACAGGCTGGTAAATAAATAAAATATCCTATAGGAGGAAAAAATGAACGAACAAATCAAAGCAGTACTAGCGTCATACGGAAGATCAGTTCTTGGTGCAGCAACAGCGTTGTATGCATCTGGAGTAACAGATCCACAGACACTAGCATACTCACTACTTGGTGCACTTGTGCCTGTTGTATTGAGAGCAGCAAACCCTTCAGATACAGCATTCGGAAGAATGCCTTCAGTTGAAGAGGTCGATAAGGCAGTTAAGTCTGCAAAGGTTGTTAAGAAGACCGCAAAGAAGGCTCCTGCAAAGAAGTCATCTGGCGGAGGAAAGACAACTAATCAAGTAAAGTAATCTTGATATAGACTGGCAGGCTTGTTATTTGACAGGCCTGCTTTTCTATGTTATAATATTGTTACCTGCCCAAATGGGGGGAATTAACTTATTCGCTTGAAAGGGGAATAACATGGTAACAAAATACGCTATGGATCTATTCAATGATCCTTTTTTTATTGGCTTCAACAGAGAGTTGAGTCGCCTAAATACAGCACATAAAACAAACTCACATTCGTACCCTCCGTATGATCTTATTAAACTGGATGAAGACACATACAAGATTTCACTTGCTGTCGCTGGGTTTTCAAAGGATGATATTGATGTTTCAGTAGATAATGGAACATTAATTATCAAGGGTGAGATTGTTGAAGTGACAGATGCAGAGGTAGTTCACAAGGGAATCGCAGGAAGAAAGTTCGTAAGATCTTTTGCACTGGGAGAGTACATGGAAGTAACATCTGCAGAACTTAAGGATGGTATGCTGCATGTTAATGTGGTTCGTATTGTTCCTGAAGAAAAGAAGCCTAAATCTATTAAAATTAAGTAGTATAATAGATAACATTCCGATATAAGACTTTAAAAGGTTTTACAACGGATGCTCCTATGAGTGGAGAGTTAGCAGGAGTCGAATCTTCGTGGCTAATAGACCTGAGCAGTCGTCTATAAACTGCTCATTTCCTATGCTACAATATAATTGTCCCACACAGGACCTTAGTGATGGATTAGTTACCCATTGGATAGAGACCGTGGCGCAAGTCAGGTGAATTGCTTGTGTGGGACCTAACATTTGGCGGTATAATAATATCAATGACTGACAAAGAGTTAGACCATTATAATAAGCAGCAGTATAAGAAGATGCTTGCTAAGATAAAAGAGGATTCTGGCTGTGTAGATTGTGGTATCAGTAATCATATTATCTTAGATTTTGACCACATAAGAGACAAGAAGTATAATGTGTCAAGGATGATCCATGATGGGTTTTCATGGAAGGCTATAAAGAAAGAGATAGAAAAGTGTGAGGTAGTTTGTGCTAACTGTCACAGGATAAGAACACACAATCGCCTTGCTGGCTAAGTATGATATACTGATAGTATGAGTGATGATTCAATGATGCCAACAAGCACCTATCAAGGATACGACTGCGAAACCTGCAAACAACTAAATGTAGATTGTCCAGACTATCCAGTATGTTCTAAAGAAGAAGATACAGACTCAGAGGTTGCTATGGCTATGTATGACTCATCAATAGGGAAGGCTGATCCATGTTGGGAAGGCTACGTTCAAAGAGGAATGAAGCCAGGAGCAGACGGCAATCCAGTTCCTAACTGTGTCCCAGTAGCCAAGAATGAATCAATATTTTTTTCAGCAAAAGATTACTCAAAGCAAACAAGAGTTACTAGCCTATTTAAGGAATAATTATGCCAAAGAAAAAAGCATCAGCGTTTAACCCTATTCAGATTAAAGATGGATGGATTGTTAGATTATACAAAGATGGTCGTATAAAGTCAGCAGTTGCTCCGTATGAACCAAAGCACCCTAAAAAAAATAATGAAAAAATATAATAAGTTTTATTTTTTACACATTCCAAAAACGGGTGGAAGATTTTTTACAGAGTATATAATTAGGCCAATAGAAAGAACTTTAGAAGAAAATGGCATAAAGATACTTCAACTACCACAAAATGTTGACAAGCATGGTGGCTGGCATAAAGATATTGATGATAGCACATATATTGTTTCTATATTTAGAGACCCTGCAGAGTTTATGGCAAGTTTAATTGCACACATGGTTTCAGATGAAAAGGGTTTAATAGATCATGAAAATGATCAAGTAATAAATAATAAATCAACAATTTTAGATATAGATAAAGAATATTTGTTTAGCATGATGGAACAACTTAAATATTTAAAAGATTTTCAATCTCAAAACTTTATTTTGACACCAGAAGATATTAATCTTGTTACGCATTCAAGAAGAATGTATAACAAATTTGGAACATTTATAGACAAAGAGTTACTTTATGAAAGACTTGACAGAACTAATTTAATGATAAGGCATGCAGATCTAAAGTCTATGGACTATTCTATTTTGGTAGATAAGATATCAAATGATTTGGGTGTTAAGATAAACTTTGATAGTTCTTTAATCGACAGAGAGCGTTATAAAAACAATAATTCAGAATTTCTTTTTAATAAACTAAACAGTAAAGATATTGCAAAAATATATCAAAACTTTTTTACTGATAAAGAAGTATACGATAACGATCTATTGTTTTGGAATAAAAATTTTTAGGAGGGTGTGGTGTTGCAACATAGGCCATAAGTGTTTCCCGACACATACAGGCTAACCACACCCTTATTACTATTATAGCACCCCTGGCAGGAATCGAACCTGCGACAAACGGATTAGAAGTCCGCTACTCTTCCGCTGAGTTACAGAGGTATTAAATAATTATTCGTAATGTTTCTTTAACCAATCAGTCTGCTTATATCTTGTTAATCCTGGCCCAATAAGATATTTATCAAATGTATTTTGTGCATTTTCTTGAATCTGTTCATTTGTATAGTTAACTATTTCAGAAGACCAAGACTCATTTTTAAAAGGTATGACTTGAGCATATGGGGTACCCGCTGGGATAGTACCAGTCCAATTTTCTTTTATATAAAATGATATATTTCCAGTACCCATTAAAATATTAGAAGCATCAATAAATCCTGAAATTGTTTTAAACGGAAGGTCATTTATATTAATTGGATGAGTAAGCAAAACTGTATAGTCTTTATCAACCTCCATTTTCCAGTTAGGAACCCAAGCGAAGGTATTAGAAGAATACCCTTCTGGATGAGGCATTCCATCTTCTACTCCTCTTGGACTACAGAACTTCCATCCACCACCACCATTTCCCCATTGATCATCATGTTCTATTTCTAAATTTTCTTTAAATGTAATATCTGTAGGGGTAAATAAATAATATCCAGAACTAAAAACATCTAACATTGCAGGGCAGGACTTCCAAGAAGGTATCTTGTGAATTTCTAATGCCCTGGTTTCTCTGTTTCTAAAAAGATCTGTACGATATTTTCCATTTGAATCTTTAGAGTATTTATCCTTATCTAAAAACCACTGTGGTTTATGATTTTTAACGGGTTCTGGTCTGTACATATCACTATTATTATTTGCTGGATGAACAGAATGAAACTTTATGACGTTCTTTTCCATTAACTTGCTCCTATCTTTAACACTCGTTTTGTACACCAGGTAGGACTTGAACCTACGAATAGCCGAATTATGAGTTCGGTGCCTTAACCAACTTGGCTACTGGTGCTAAACCTTACTTGATTAATAAGCCAAAGAATGTTCCAATTAAGAAACAAAGAATGCCAACTGTCCAATGATAGTAAGTTTTCATATGTTCTTTAATAATTACATGCTTTAATTCGTCTGGAATTTTTTTTAATTTATCGTAATCTACCACGACTAACTCCGATCTTATTTAGATGTTGGGCGTAACACACCAAGAAGAAGTTCTTCTCTAATTTTTTTCTGTGTGCGTTCAAACTTTGAAAGATGTGGCTTAGCCTGTATCCTTTTTTTATTTTTGTTTGCTCTCTTAATCTTATGCTGAGATACCTTGTCGTTTGACTTTTTCACTTTGCACCTTGATTTTCTGCTACGCTGTCACAAGGACAGATAATTGATTCTGGAAGTTCGTGAACCTTTGTTATAATAGTAATCATAGTTTCACACTCATTGCACTTGTATATTTTCTTAACTCGTTTGCTCATAAACTAATCATACCATAATCCATAGACAAGTTCAATCCTTGTTCCCATCCCAAGTGCCAATCTTTGTTGTAGGAATGTCATGATCTTGCCACAACTTTATTACATTTGGGTTATCATCAACAGCATGAACAACATTCCAAAGGATACTTATCTTATCAAGCATATCTTTCTTTGCTTCATAGTCTGGTCTGTTATCGTCGTCTGACCTCATAAATAAACCATGAGATCTAATATTATTTTTAGCAAGCCACATAGATGTTAGTCCACGATATTTTTCCTTGCGGGATGTTACAACAAGGATAGAATGTCGGTCAGCAACTGCATTATTTAACATTTCAACTACATCCAGGTTTGGCAGGGCATCTATAGAAGCCTCATGAAAGGCATTGTAGTCCCTATTAGAGCCACGAACAAGGTGTAGGTAGGGATCTACATTAGCCAATGTGCCATCAACGTCAAATATGTAAGCAGTAGGCCTTATATCAACCTTGATCAACATTATAAGTCATTCTAAAATAACATGCTACAAACCCTAAAGCAAACCCTACAATAATTGTAGGAATTAAAAAAAATATGTTAATCATTCAAAATCCACCTGTCTCTCAAACATATTGTTGTCTCCTCTTGCTACCTTTGCAGCAAGCATACGCATTCCTAATGCATTTAGTTGTGCGTTTTCTTCACCAAGTGAGATATTTTCTATCTCCCGTGCAATTTCTTCTCTTAATATCATATCATCTATGCTCATATATTAATTATACACTGATGCACAAGCAATGTCAAGAAGGTTGTTTGTTTATATCAGCAATCATCTTTAGTGCTTAGCGGAACTTCTGAAGTAGACCAGCACTGACCATAAAGAGTATGTCTATTGTTAGGTCCAAGAACTTTTTTAACTCTGTGCTCAAATTCTTTTCCTACTGGAATATTAATTAGCATTCCAGCCTTTGGATGAATTGAGTGACCACTTCTAAATTCTATTTCTCCACCCTCAAAATCATCATTAAGATAAATAGAGTGTGATGCAACTCTGTTTCCATATTTACCAGTGTCCTCCCAATGCCAGTCCATTGCATAGTCAATGTCCTTAGCATCTTCTGGGTTAGATCTAATAGCATGCATTTCTGCATCACCAAGAGACATGCTTTCATCCCTATCTCTTTCTATTTCTTCATCTGTACAATATTTAAATGTTTGAATTCCGCTGTTGGGTGCATATCCTTCTGGCAGAACAGATTCTAATCTCTTCCAGATACCATTTTCATTAGAAAAAAGATCAAGGACTTCTTGAACCATTACACTGTCCTTGGTAGGAATTGAAAGAGTTCCATCTTCTTCGTGCTCTGGAACATGCATTGGCCATCTGTTTAATATGTTTTTATATGGCGATCTCATAGTTGCATACCAAGCACCAGGAGCATCCCAATACTTCTTTAAAATTAATAGTTCTTCATCAGTTAAAAAGTTCTCAATGTACCAAACTTGTCCATCTAAATATGTTTTTTCCATAAAATCATTATACCTTAATTTCTAAAACTGGATACGAGTTGGGGTAGTGAGTGACCAAACCATCAACAGATATTAAGAATTTTTCAAAGTTCCAACCGATTTCTCTACCTGGAGTAGCAACATCCTTGCAATACTTATATATTGGATGAGCGTTTGGTCCGTTTACTTCTACCTTTTGAGATATGGGAAATGTTATTCCATATACGCTTGTGCAGAAGTTTTTAATTTCTTGATCTGTTCCTGGCTCCTGATTGCCAAACTGATTGCATGGAAATCCAATTACAACTAATGAGTCACTTTGAATTTTTTGTAAATCAGCATACTGTTTTGTGTATCCACACTGACTTGCTGTATTTACTATTAAAACATTTTTTCCTTTAAAACTTTCCAGTTTTATTTCATTACCATTGTTGTCAATAAATGACAAGTCATATATACTCATGCGAATTTCTGCTTTCTGTTAGTTAGATAGAACAAGGTTAGGATTAATGCGTGATCGTTCGCCAGCCATAAGTCTTTCGATGTGATCACGGATAACAGCATTTTCTTCGTTGAAGATGTACTCTGATCTGTCAGGACCCATAGAAGCATGAATTCCTTGTGCTGCAAGATCTTCCTTTAATGTACGCTCTACATCCCAGTTCAATGTTGTAGCAGGATAGTGCTTAACTACATAGCCATCCTTATCAATCAAATATTTCTCAAAGTTTGCGTTCATCATGACACCACCGTTATGCTCATTTAGGTATCTTGATTCATAGTCTGTCTTTTCAACTAATCCTTTTTCTCTTTTGTCTTCCTGTAATGCCTTAATCTGCTCAGAGATTTCTAAATAAAGTTCATGTCTTTCTCCAAAAGGCTGACCGTTTCCGTTAAGTCCTGGACCCTTGCCAAGCCATGGTGCTTCTAATGGAATATCTGCGGGATTAGATGTGATCATTTCTGAGAATGGGAATGTAACACCATAAACATCTTCTCCGTATAACTTAGAGTCCAGACCACATGTAATACCTTGTGACCACTTACCCTTTGTTATGCTTGGACCACAGAAATCATTAGTAGGAATTGCTACAACAGTAAAATCTTCTCCTGCCATATCTTCCTGAATCCATTCGATGGACTCCATTTGACCAGCGTTACCACAACCTACAGTGGTATTGATTAGCAAAACTACTTTGCCTTTAAATTGTTCAAGAAAATTTGGAGTGCCTTCGGCAGAGTCCAACTGGATGTCGTAAATAGATTTCATATTGTTATTATAGCACCTTTTTTATTTTAAGATTAGCAGTCATCTGCTGTGCTTACAGGCGCAGATGCAAGGTCTACAAAAGAATTGCCATAAAGAGTATGCCTTGAGTTTGGCCCAAGAACCTTATTTACCCTGTGTGTATACTCATTACCACCAGGAATTACAGCAAGCATGCCAGCCTTTGGCTTAATTTTAATTGGAAGGTGCATGAACTCAAGTTCACCACCCTCAAAATCATCGTTTAAATAAAGACTGAAAGATGCCAAGATGTTGTGCTCTACGCCTGGATCTTGATGCCAATACATTGCAAAGTCAATTTCGTTTCTGTCTACGCCATACTCTTTCATTAGATCTTCATTTGCATTATTAATAATTTCTTCATCTGTCATGTACTTAAATGTTTGAAGTGTTGCGTGTCTTTTGTATCCTGGTGGAAGAACTGATTCCAGCCTATCCCATATTCCTCCAGGCTTTGAAAATACTGTAAGTTCTAAAACCTCTGAGTTTTCATTTGGAAATTCTATGTTTCCATCAGCATTATACTTTGGTACAATATTTAAAAACTTATTAAGTATGTTTCTGTATGGTGATCTCATGGTTGGATACCAAGCATTTACATCTTCTGTATTAGTTTTAAACCAGTCTAATTCTTCTTTTGTTAGAAAGTCTTCTATGATCCAGACCTTTTTGTTTTCGTCTAAGTATATTTTTTCCATGTATACATAATACCATAACTTTGTAGCCCCAACGGGAATCGAACCCGTCTTTACGCCGTGAAAGGGCGTTGTCCTAACCGATAGACGATGGAGCCAACGAACTATCTTTCTAAAATATAGTACGTTCCCCACCAAGTGTATGGTTTGTTTAGAATAACCCACATTTTTCCGTGGTATTTATAACGCCAACCATGGTCTCCATCTTCATCAAGACACATAGCCTTAAATAAATGGTTACCAGCAAAGCCACCACAAATGTTTCCAATGAGTCTAAGTGGAACTATTTTAGTCTTCTGATGTTTTGTTATCATCTTTTTCCCATACTTTCTTTCCATCCTTATATACTGGCCAATATCCCAAGGCTCTCCAGTCCATCTTCGTAATCTTAGGCTCTTTTGGCACACCACACCTTGTAATCACTCATAGTTTGATGAGTATCCCAGTACTCAATGTTTTCTTTGTCCATTTTACAGTTAGGGCAGATCATTGTCTATGCCGTTTCTTATTACCAAACTTAGACTTAACATCAGCCTTAGCCTGATTAACTATGGCGTTCGTAATGTCTTCTAAATTAAACTCTTCTTCAGTATCCATTAGTCAATCCTATCTAAATCTTCAAGGCTATTAATACCATAAAGATTAATCATTTCTTCAACAGTAAACTCTAAGTCAAACTCTTCTTCGTTCATCTAAACAACTCCACTCCTATGTACCACTTTAAAAAGTATATACCCAACTCCCACTCATTGGCAATAGGATATCCCCAATTGTATAAATAAAACCCAATAGAGTAGCCAGCAGTCTGTGTACCACGATTAACTTTAATTCTCATCAGTAACCTCCAAGGCATTCGTTGCGTGTGTGAAACAATCTAATCTTTGTCATAATTTTGCGGGATGGAGCAGAAAGATCTTCCTTACATGATAAACACTTGTAAGACCATTCCCCAGTAAAGAAGTCATGAACATAACCCTTAGCGTTAGCATATTTCTTGGCTACAAAGGTTTGAAATGGATCAGGAATCTCCATGTTAATCATTGCGTGACCATACCAATCTTAAGAATTTGTTCCATGAATGCTTGTCTAACGACAATTCTTTCCATCTTATATATGATTTAACTCCAACCACACCATACAGTATGGCACCAAGTATGAATCCATATTGTTTTGTAATCAATGCGTATGCTGTCCACATAAACTCATTAAATATAAACCAAAGCCAACCCCATCGCTTCTTACGGCCAATAGTAAACATAGCGGCAGCGCCACTTAGTACAAGTATATATGAGGCATAGTCGTTCATCCATTGTTCCATGTATTCAGTATACCTTAAAGTAAGGGTTTAGTCAACTACTGGCTTTTGTTTCCACTTGGTTTTTACCCAAGTGCCTATTTTATTAATGTTAACTTTTTCTCTTAGCACTTCTGCAAAATCAGTGCTTATCTCAGAGCCAAGATACTCTTCTCCTGTTTCTAAATCAATTAGTTTCCATTTTCCAGGGGCCTTAGTGTGAATAACTAAATCAACTGGCTTGTCAAAAGAGTCAACCTCAGAACCATCTTTAAGTATTCTTCTATTCATTAAGATACAAGGCCCATAGACAGATGAACTAAGCAAACATCTGCAACAATATAATCAGCGTGATCTACCACGATATCATAATGTGTTGCATCCTCTTTACAAAAGAAACACTTAGTTTTATTCATATATAGATTATATCATATGATACAATAAGTTAATATTGTTTAGGAAGGTAGTCACTATATGGAAATGTCCTATAGGTGTATGATATGTGGTAATACAATAACACCGTTGGCAGGAGAAATGCCTTTTTGTAACTACTGCAATGAAGATACAATCCTTGTGCTGCTAACAGAGGCAAACAAAGACAAACTGCCTCATCCACTACGCCCAGCAGGTGCAAAAGAAATAGATCTTAATGACCCAAGCAAGACATGTCAGTGCGCTCCAGGGCTGTGTCCTTGCGGTAAGTTTGTTTCACACCTGGCATCTGAGTCATGGGATCCAGACAATCCACGATTTGTCGGCGGTGAAGCGATGGAATACCATAAAAATAAAAAAAATAAAGAGGTTTAAAGTTCGGCGCAAAATAGAAGTTATAAACCATCCTATGCCCTAAACGGGCACTACTGGTTAACTTTCTTCACTATTGGCAAACCCTGGTTTTCCGTAGACCTCTTAGCCTTTTGCTTTTGTTGAGGGACAAAGACCTTATTGTGTGCTCTGCGTTGTTTTTTACTTAGTTTCTTAGGTTTCTTAACCTTCTCATCTGGAGGGGATTGATCTGGAGCAACCATAGGTTTGTTATAGTTAGGTCTTGACCAGTTTGATGGGGTACCCATGACAGATGACTCAATAGCAGCCTTATTCCTACCCAATTGACGCTCAGCCTTGGCTATAGCGTTTGTCCAATCTATCTTTCTATCTGGATTTGACCAGTCTATCTTTTTATTTTTCTTGTTAGGCATTATTATCTTCTTTCATATTTTAAGTATCCCATATTTGCCACGGTATGTCAAGTATAATAAACCCATGGAATCAACAGTCTTATATATACTATACAGCCCACTACATAAGGCTGTCAAGATAGGTATATCAGACATATCAGGTAGAAGGTTTGCAAGCCATAGGACCAAGGGCTGGATATTGATCAAGTATTGGCATTTTTTCGAACGGGATAAGGCAAGAAAGGTCGAATCTATAGTACTAAAAACACTAAGGGAAAGACATGGACATTTCCTGGATAAGGCGGATATGCCTCAAAATGGATACACAGAGACCTTTGATGCTTCAAAGATAACCCGTAGGGCGTTGATCCGTATGGTCAATAGGGCTATAAAGGAGTGTTCGTAATCTTTATATACCGTGGTTTTTTATCCACCCATACGGATTTGTTGAAGATAAGCCATGTAGTTAAGAAATAAGAATAGGCCTAACATTATGATTAGAAAAGGTTTCATATATCTATGATATCAGATAGTTATCCACATGTCAATAGGCTAAAAATGTCATAGTTATCCACATGTTATCCACAGATAAATGTTACTGATTAGATTATTAGATAGGGTTAAAGTGGAGTGAAGTGGAGGATAGTGGTGACTGGTGCGTTTTTATAGAGGGCGTTCGTAATGCGGCCTTTCCAAACCTCATATCCCCAAACCTTTGTATCGCCAAACCTTGTATACCACATATGTCCATATTTGTCAAACCAGTATATAAGGTTTGGGCATTATACATGCAAAACCATGGTTTGTCAAGTCCTTTTATGCATGAATATGCCCTTAAAAAGTCAGCGATTTTTTACGAAACGATCATAATCTTTTTATAAAATCAAAAAAAATTCTATAAAGGTTTGAAAACTCAGGGAAAAATTTAGAGTCGTTCGTAATACCTTTATAGAGGTTTGTTATTAGAATAGAGTGAGTTGTGTGTACTTTGAATCCCCGCCTGCGGCATCCTTAACAGGATTATGATTCATTTCTGGGGCGGGGGATGAAGGAAAGAAAGCCTTAAGAGTAACAATAGAATACAACATACCAGTTAATGCACCAATGGCTTTATCAAACCCTATAGAGTCATGATCTGCATCATGTCTATGTGATGGGTTTCTATACATTGCTGCAAAGTGGTGTGGGGACATATCTTTATTATACACCTGGATATAAAGGTTTGACAAATAAGGTTTGATATGGTAAACTTCTGGGAATTTTTTTCAAACCATCGTAATAAGATTCTGGGAAATTTTTGATAAGGTTCGTAATACCCCTATTTGATTTGACAAGGTTTGATATGTGTGGTATATTTTCTAGATCACCTAGGGCGCACCCCGAAGGGTGCAGCCTTGGCTACTCCGCTTCTCTTTCGCTTTTCTTTAACTCAACTACTGCTAACAGGTCATCAAGATTATCAACATCAAGGACATCGTCCTCTGTTACTTCCATTGCATCAAGGAACATAGCGAATGTTTCGTTGACATACTCCTCAGCCATTGGTAGTGGTGTTACTACTCCCGTTGCAATAAACCAAGCAAGTGGCAAGCCAACATCGTTGTATGAGATGAAAGGCTTTAGATCCTCATCATCTCTGAACTCATACCAAAACTGTCCTAAAATGCCACATCTATCTGTAAAGTTTACTTCCATAGTTCTGTGTAATCCTTTCCTAAGTACCCTGACATCATTTTATCATACTCTTCCCCCGCTGTCAATGCAACGACTTCGAGTCTGCGAGATACAATGACAGGGTGGTTATGTACTAAATGAAAGCCGAGTGCTTCCAAGTTAAGTCCCATGTCCTCAGTTAATAACTTAGCCATGCGATTAGAGTACTGTATTTCTTTAGTGCTTTCGGGTTTCCTACGAACGCTGTACGCCATGTCTCTCCTCTTTATCTATTATACAGGAAGGGGAAGGGAGGCGCAACCCCTACAGGCTACGCCGTCCCTATCCTTATTTAGTTAATCAGTGAGGGACCCATCCGCACTGATCATATGCTGCGCTAAGCGCTAACGGTTTTTGGTATATAGGCATTAATAAATAACTGCCAGTCGACCTGCAGGTCCTTGCCTGCCTCATAGACGGTTTCTTTAGCGATATCGATAACGATAGTGGTCTCGCCTAATTCAAAGTTGGTACCCTTGATAGAATAAATTCCAAACCCTGTTTCTTCAAGCACGGAGTCTTGAATAAAATAACTAATCATCATGCGGGTGAAGTAAGCATAGTCTTTCCAGCGTGGCTTAGAGTGCTCCAGTGCCATTGCCAAGTCCCGCTGCCATTCAGTCTCACCCCAGTGGCTATATAGGACTACGTGTGCTTCATCCTCAACGTCTTTAAATACAAAGTTGATACGGGCTCCCATTAGTCTTGCTCCTTAAAAGATACGATTGATAGTTGGTTTAGTATTTCATTGATAAGGTCTGCTTCATTATCTGATTCAGCATCGTATCTAAATGTCATGTAGTCGCCTGTTGGCTCAAAGATAATCTCTACTTTAAATTCTGACATTAGTTATCCTCATCTGTAATAAATTCAATAACAATACGAGCAACACGACCATCTTCGTCAATGTCTGCGTATACAGGATAGACTCCGTCTCCATACCCTGTAGAAAAAACAACTGCCGAACCAGCATTGGTTCCTGTTATTCCAGTACCTTCAATAACTTCAGTGCCTAAGACTCCATAGCCATTTTTGCTTAGAGTAGCATTAGCGGCACCAAGGTAACCATACTCGCCATTACGATTTTTGTGCTCCTCAAATGGGATATCTGAACCGCTATCCCAATGCTTCCATTCATCTAAATAGCACGGGTCGCCAATCATTGCTTGACCGCTATCTACAAAAAATTGTCCGATAAGTGTTAGGTTGTCTGTTTCTGTCATTCTTGTATTCCTTCGCATAGTGGGTCGTGGGTTAGTTCTTCATCAAGTATATCACCGCAGTAGTCGCATGTCAAGTCAGGCTCTCCTACCTGTACCTGAATGGTCAGACCAGTCGGGCAGGGTACTTCAGTGATAAAGTATCCTAATCTATTTACAAATCCCCAGCCATTCCAGATGTAGGTGCCACCGTCATCGCCAGAACCATACATCCAGATATTGGCAGGGGATTGAGACTTAACAAACTCTACCTCATCGCCGTAGGTCTCAAACATAATGCCATTACCTGATTCATCCTGAAAGGAAGCATTTTTGTCTATATGATTATAGATAGGTTTGTAAGTGGCTTCCCACTCATCCATTGTCATCTCAATGAAGTTATCCATTAACTTCTCCTTTGGCAAAAGCAATAGCATATGTCAAACTATATAGTTCTGACAAACCTTCAAGATATCCTTCAAGGTGTAAACGATTAACTGTTTGGTCATACTGTTCATCATCGTTGTCAGCATACTCAGCCAATTGCTTTTCAGCCTCATACATCATAGTCTTTAGGTGGCCGTGCATTATGTCTGCCCCGTCCATACCTAAATCAACTTGCTTGCGTAGATATGGGTCAAGGGTAGTATTATCGCTCATCTATTGTAGCCTCTAATACTGATAAGAAGTGGTAGCAGGCAAGAATCTGTCCATTGGTAGAAATATCTTCTATCTCCAAATCCTTATACTCATCGCAATCATAGTCATCATAGAAGCCCATTTGCTTCTGTAGTTCCTCAGAGTCTTGCTCCAAGGACAGCAGGTGTAGTCTTACATATTCTTCGAATGTTTTTAGGTCCATAGTATTAATTATACGGGTTCGTGTTGATTTTTACAAGTTTAGGGGGTGTGACCTTCGTCACAGGCTCCAGGAGAGGTCCTGCTCCATCTCCCTGTGATAATAGGATAACTATTCCTAATCCCCCGCAAATGCAGGCGGGATCAAGAACCTTCTCAGCACAAGCAGTAATCTCTATAAGAGCATCACAATCAGTACATAGATAATCATACTTAGTCCACATTAGTCAAAGTACCCTTCTGCCCATAGCCCTGACAAGAAGTCTGAGGCTTGTGTTAGGTTTCTGTGTAACCAGGGGTCATCGTCAGGATTCACGGTAGTTAAAGCAGAATCAATAGCAAGAACCATGTTATCTAAATCATCTCTCTCATAGCCTAACATAGTCCACCACCATATTCATACATTAAATCCATAGCCACATGGAGATTGCAATCACACTCTCCACCATTCATGTTATCCATGAAATCAAAATGAGAAAAGTTCTCATCATATATTTTTTGCATTAGTTCATCTATTGTGTAAGGTTTTGTTTGGGTCATATACTAATTATAGGGGTTTGGGGAACAAATGTCAACTATCGTAATCGGAAAATCTGGGAAATATTATTTGATCATCTTAATAGATATTATTAAAAATGCCAATTCGGACATATCGGACACCTAGATCACCTAGGCGATTTTGCGATCCGTACGGGACTTGAACCCGTGACCTCCACCGTGACAGGGTGGCGAACTAACCAACTATTCTAACGGACCGTGTGAGCAGTTTTAATTCTTACTCAGGAATTTTTTTAGTTATGCAATTTGCAAAGTGCTTTGCACAATTTTTAGCAAACGATTTTTTTCTGCATTGATAGCAGGGTCAAAACCAGATGCAGATGCAAGGATAGATTCGTTAGAACCACCACGAGCAGAACGGTACCAATCAAGGCGTTCAGTTAGTGCATTGAAAGCACCCCAAGCATTACCAGCAATCATGCCGTTAAACTCGCCTGTGTAGATGTCATTGATAACATCAACCTTGTTTTCCCATTTCTTGAAAGCACCCTTAGAATCTTTTTCAGGCTTAGGGTATGCAGCAAGAATGATGTCGTTAAATTGCTTAGCATTGATTTCTGTTTCAATCATAGCCTTAGCCATGAGGTCAAAAGAATCCATGTACTTATGAGCCATGCCAAGAGTCTCACGAGCAACGGCAACCTTACCAGAAGCGGTCTGAGTGTGGCGAATCTTGAAAGATTGCTTGACACCATTCTTTTTCTTAGTTGTGTTTAGTGCAAGGTTAAGAGTATTAGCGCACACAACACGAACAGGTGTAATGCTTGCTTGAATAGCGATTGAGCCGTCATGTGATGTGTTGATAAGTAAATAAGTCTTTACCTTATCTGCAACACCGTTAGGGTCAAGAACTGTCTCACGCTCTAATGCAAGTGCGCCAAATACTACACGACCACCCTTGATTGAGCCAGCGGTTTCCCAACGACCTCCACCGTCGAGAATGTTATCACCGAATGAAAATAAATCTTCATTCTGCATTACATGGTAACGCTCACCAACGACACCAAGAATGTCGGTCTGAGAGTTATCAGTAGGGTTAGTACGCAAGACATACTGGTACGCCTTGTCGCTTGTAAGATGTGTAGGGGTTTCCAAATCTTCCAGACGAACATTCCAATTATTTAGATTGGCAGCAGCAAGCATTTCGCTTGTTGTTTTTTCTTCTGTAAATACGGTACCCAATCCATGCCAAGCGGGTTCACGAAATGATGCGAATGAAGCCTTACCATTTTGTGTTTCGATTTCATGTGCCATGAGTTTTCTCCTTTTTTGTTGTTGATTATTTAAGTATAACAGGACGGGCTGACAAATGCAAATCGGGATAGTTAAACAAGGGCAAATCGGACATTTTTTTAATGTGATCGTAAACACATGTGATGTTGGTCATGTGGATAACCTGTGGATAACTTTTGCCCCCTAGGAAATTTTTGAGGGAAGTGGGTGAGCAGTTTAAAAACATGCTCAGGTTTATTAGTAGCCCCCTACTAAATATCTATTCTGTCAACGCTGGATGACAAATAAGTTACCTCTTCACCATATGATACAGAATCAAAATCGATATCGTGAATTGCATTCTGTGCACTCTCTTCATCACGTGCATTGACTGTAATTGAATATTGAACTGTAACTTCTAATTCAAATTCTTTTGTTAACTCAAAGCCGCAAATGCTTGCAATCTCTTCTGCAGTGCTTTCATCAATGGTACCGTGCTCCATTGCTTCTAAGGTCCACTCTTGCATTTCGTTACGCATACGGTTGCGCTCTGCAGCCTCGCCGTATGAGCGCTGAGTTACTGTTTGAATGTGCTTTTCTAATTCATCAATCCGTGCTTTGTTTTGAACAAGAGTAGTTTCTAAAAACTCTCGTGTCATGTAGTGATTGTCTATTACTGGTTGGTCCATGGGGGCCCTCTTTCTGTTTGTTGGTTAATTTAATTATACTGGGTACCGCTGACAAATTAGGTGCCACTCCCCCAGGGGACTTTAGCCAAATTTATGGATTAGATCCATGATCTTGGATTGAACCAGGGGGAGAGGCGTGAGCAGTTTAGCGACATACTCAGGTCGTTTATCTAATTAGAGATAACGAGATACCGCTTGATAAGTTGATGTGGAAACTGTTTCCTCATCTGTCATCTTGAGGATACGAATTGCGTTCTCAATTTCTTGCTTCATTTCCTTGTATGTATGAGAACCCATTTGCTCAAAGTCACGCTCAGGCTCTGTTGGGAGGTCTGTTGGTGAAACTGTTAGGTCAAAGTCAATGTTGAGAGTGTTGTTCCAAGAACGATAGTTGGTACGAAAGTTCTCTGCCTTCTTGATGTTAGAAACGGCATAGGCAGTAAGTTCCTTCTGCCACTTTTCTCTTGACTTTGTGTATTTTGCTTCGTTTGCTTCTTGATTAGCATAGTTAGTGTTAAGTTCTACTAACTTAGCCTCAAGTGCTTTGATGATTTTAGGTGTTGCGATTTTTACTGAGATTGCTTTTCCTCTTGCCATGTGGGTCTGTTCCTTTACTGTTAGGGGGTTGGGTTGAGCAGTTTGTATTCATGCTCAGGAATTAGTAATTAGATTACTTAGCCGTCCAAGTTGTGTATCGGTGTGAGCCATTTACATCTAACTTAACACGAACATTTCCGTTAGCCTGTGGTTCGATTGCTACGATTGTGCCTGTGACCTTTGACTTCTGAGTTGTGTAGAGGTCGCCTACCTTGTATGTTGCTGTTGCTACTGACATTTATTTCTCCTTTGTTGTTGTATGTATTAAGTATAACATTTCCTACTGACATTTATCAAGTTGATACCTGAATAATCTCACTATGTGGAATTGTTATTCTGTTATGTAATAAGTATAGCAAAAAATCTCATAAATCTCAAATCCTGCAAGGGTTTTTGGGTGTGACCTTAATCACATCTTAAAGGCGTGTCTAAACTTGACAAATCAAAAGTTTTGGCCCTAGGCGCTCCATTTCACAACGGTGCCGAAAACATAACAAATAAAAATATTGCAGTTAAAAATAAAATAATTACTTCACCCATTGCATCTCATTTCTTAGTTGCAGAAAAAATTATGTCACTCTTAGAGTATACACAAAGTGAGCAAGAAACGCAAGCGCTTCCATTTGTTGAGATAAGTGGAATTTGTTTATTATTCTCAGGACACTTAGCAGCAGGCTTACCAATCATTTCTTTTACATCTGCTTGACCAATAGCAAAATTCTTAGCAAGGTATGCCATGCGAACACCGCTATTAATTTTTAGATCAACGGCAGTTTTAACATTTTCGCTATCTGCAGAAAAGTATAAACTAAGATTAGCAATGTCCTTTAGAATAAGTGCAGCGCTCTTCACACGAGTGTATACCCAAAATTGAACATCCTCATGCTTATCAATAACTACTTTCCATGCATATGCATAAGTATCGTTAAAGAAGTCGCCGTCCCAATGAATGCGGAATAACATGGGTGCCTCACGCTTTACACAATCAGCCTTGAATTCTGTGATCATTTCATTAAGTAGGCGAACCATGGTTTCACCGTCTGCGTCCTTAAGCAATGACCAATTGTGCAATAGGTTTTTCTTTACTGTTGGGAATACCTTTTCCAATTTGCCTGCGTAGCAAACACTCTCGCAGACAGTCGTTGCGCCAGGACATGAATAAGCCTTTCCTGCGGGTAATCCGAATGTATTGGCAATGCTTGCTTGCTTTCCGTTGGGTGTGACAAGGTTAGCCACCTTTCTATCTTTAGATCTTAGTAATTTACTCATGAGGGCCTCTTTCTTTCTTTAATTCTAACATAAGGGACTGACATTTTTTTCTATTGTATTTCTTTTTATTAGGTACGGCAGAGGCTGCATTGCTACGGCGTAGTTCCATAAGCCTGCGTAATTCCTCTTTATTCTTTTTCATAAATTAATCTTAGCAGACTTGGGGAAAAATGTCAAATGCTACGTAAAGTGATCAATCTCACACAGAGACACGCTAGGTAAATTGCCTAGGCATTTTTATGCGGGGAAGTGCATAAAAATACTTTTACTATTCTTCTTCAGTAAAAACATACAACGCAATTACATCATTGTATGCATACTGTGTAACTTCTTTTTCACCAAACTCATTTTGCGTTTGTATGTCATAGTTATCACCTGTTGAGTCACTCTCAATAAAAATAACTTCAACAATGTCATTATCAATCTTGATTAAATCACCAATCATGACTTGATCTGCCGTTAGATTATCAGCGTGTATCAATTCCATGCTTACCATTGTATCAGACATTATTCTAAACCCAATCCTAATTCGTATCCGTTATCTTCTGCGCCATAAAAATCATCTTCATCTTGTGGCAACCAAAAATCTAAATGGTGTTGCTCAATTACTGCCCATGCTGGTGCATGGCTCATGCCCTTATAGAATACTCCTTCTGGCATAGCAATAAATCGCATAGCATCATTATCATAGTATGCATCGATAGCATCAATGCAAGGCTGAACCATGCTTAGTGGTACGGGTGGATAGTGATTACCTTGTAAGTGATAAGCAATCTGAGTTTCTAAATCAAGTACG